CAATCTCCCATTGCATCGTCCCCGCTTGCAAGACGGGGCGATAGAAGCGCGGGTAACGGCTCAAGACTTCCATCCCAATCTTCGCCAGGTAAGCGCAAGCGCGGTGCGGTTCGATATCCGCGTGGCGCTCTTTGAAGAGCCGCTGGACCGTCTCGAATACGTGTTGACGAGCAGAGTTCATTGGCACCTCCGGATTGCGTGGTCGCGGCAATAAGAGTTCATCCGGATACGCTCAACCCAACGAGAATAACTTTCTTGCGATTGCGGTTCTCTAAGCGTCTCTTGAGTCCAGAGAATCTTGTTGCGGAATTCGCCCCGGCAATCTTGACACTCGCATTCTTTGAGAATGTGCGCCGGCACTCTCTGGTAACCATACTCGCTTAGTAATCGTTGGCTTGAGTTCATCGCCCGCCCTCTTTTGCTGCCCATAGAACCGCTTCTTTTTCTTTGCGTCGTCGCTCGTTGTATTGCTCGACCAACTTTGCGTTTACCAAAGCCCGAGTCGACGAGCGCTTGACTCGATAAATAAAACTCCCCGCTTCCAGTTTCTTTTTCATATCCCTGCCTTTAGCTTGAGCTTTTCCAGCGCAGCTCTCGCTTTAACTTTGATTTGCCCTTCCCATTCGGTATCCTGCCGCCCGAGCGTCAAGCCGTGGTAAGCGTCGAGCAAGTCTTTCAGCGCTTGCCAATCTTCGCTCGCTCGCTCGTCTCTCTTGCTTCGTCGCTTGTCGCAATCGCAAGCAACTACGTGCCCGTGTTTGTCGCACCAGTGCGTCGGTCGTTTTGGATGGCAGTCCAGACTTCCGTTAATCCGATAGTCTTGCGGCAAGTAATCTTCGGTCTCAATCCACTGGCGAATCGCTTTCTGCTTTTCTTCGTCGAAGTAGACTAGCGCCGGCCCTCGGCGGAATAGTAGAGCGTTCCTTCGCTCGTCCGTAATTAGATGCGCGTGGACTAGCAACCGACCGGCTTCATTTGCGGTAAGGTCTCGCACTAGCTTGTCTCTCGTATTGATACTCATTGTCCAATCCTCCCATTCGCTTTGCCGCTGCCGACTTGATTGAGGCGAATCTGCTGTCCCTTAGCTCGTCCGAAAGCGTAAGCCGAGTTGCTGACTTGTTGCGCCCGAGCTTTGCGATAAATCAATACTGGAAATTCTTTCTCCACGCGCTTCTCTATCAGAGCATCTTTGTTGACGACAATCAACGCCCAGCAACTGGCTTCCTTCGGAGTCAGCTTGGCTTCTTCGCGCTTGTTCACTTCGATGATTCCGTCGCAGAGCCCGCGAAAGACCCCATTCTTGTTTGCGGCGCAACTGACCATCCCGTTTTTCTCGGCGTGGTAGTAAGTCGAGGGAAAGACTTTCTCCAGATAGGGGAAGAGCTCCCGGCAGATGGCGACGTCCGTCGCTTCTCCGATAAAGATAGCTTCCGTGCCGCTGATAATAACTTGAACGCCGAAGCACTGGCGCAGCACGCGATAAATCCACGTATGATAGGGCTTTTGAGCGCTCGTCTTTATCTGGACGTCGGCGCGGTCGATTTCAATCGACGAGCCAGCAGAGCGCCCGGCCGCCATATCAATCGACGCCAGTTCAATCCCGTGCTTCATGGCGAGCTCTTTCGCTTTGCCCATCGCCGCTTCCATCTCGCCTTGCGAAGCGTTGCTGTGAGACAGCGCGAGGCACTTGCGAATCTTTTCAACTACCGCCGAGTTCATTTGATTTGTCATAACTTGTTTTTTGTTCGCCCTGTTGAAAGTATATCGTCAGCCCTTAGGGGATACTTTAGCTCTGTTTCGATAGTCGCTTTGCTGCTCGCTCTAGCTGCCGGATATCTGTTGAGAAAGCGACAAGAGATTCACACGGCTGTCCGAGTCTCGGTTCGCAGTTTTGAGTCACTACTAGCTTGAACGCGCGGACGAGCGCTCTAGCTTCTTCTTCGCTCAGTTTGAATTTGTTTTTCATATTTTTGTAATCGTTTGACCGCTGTGGACTCGCATCGCGACGCTCGCCTCTTCGATACCCTTAAGCGTCGTCTTTTGGTCCCAACTGCAAATCGTCCGGAGCTTGCGCCCGCAGATTATAATACTTACCCAAGCATTAGAACTGCTGAGCGGAGAGTTGTATTGACGAATTCCAGGCAGACTCTCGTCATAAGCCCAACCGAGAGCTTTTAGTCTATCTTCGAACCGGAGCAAGTCCCGCGAGTTTGTTTGACGTATTTTATTCATACCAGTATTATCGTCAGCCCTTAGGAATACTTTAATCGTTGAATACCACGAGCTCGATACAGCCGTTGCCTTGGCGGTAGATTGAACGAAACTCGCCCTTGTCAATCAACCGGAAGTCCATCTTGTTGCCGAGCGACGTTGCGATTGCTTCGGGCCATTGACCCGGCTTCAGACCGATATCGCTTGCGTCAGTCGAGAACTTTCCAGCTTCGTATTCTATCGTATTCGCTTCAGTAGCCCTGGGGCCCAAAGTCGCCATCATCTCTTCCGCTTGCTCTCTTATTGTCATATTGTTTTTCATACTCTCCTATAAGCAAGCTCAATGCCACTACTGTATTATCTATAACTCGTTGAGATTAAGCTAAACCCTAAATTGAAGATTCCCCTAGTGTCTCGCTACTGGATGGACAGTGTCTCATTTCGAGACGCTTTCAGAACCCGCGTATCTCTTGCGTCGCCCACTTGCTGATGAATTCCAGGTCCAGGAGGACTTGCTTCGTTATCGGGCTCACCGCGGGTTCTGCAGGAACGCTAGCCAGGGCGCGTGAACGCACGCTCGCTTGACGTTGCTCGACGAGCGCCGGGATTGACGCTAGGTTGGTCGAGACGTAGAGCAGACAAGCGAGAGCCAGCCAGAACGTCTTGAGACTCGCTACCGCTGGCGTCGGTCCAACTAGCACGTCGAATTCGAAAGCGTCATTGTTCATAGCCGGTGCTTAGCGACTTTAGCGTAGACTTCGAGAACCCCGTCAAATTTACCGCCGATAGTTTCTTGCCGGTCGCCGTCTTTGAAGAAGACTCGACAGCCACGACTAGACATCCAAGACCAGACTGGAAAGTTGTAGCGAGCGTCTTCCACGCCGTTGAAAATCAAGTTCCGCGTAACCGGGTTGCATTCAATATCGACTATTATTATTTCATTCATACTAGAGTTATCGTCAGCCCTTAGGGATACTTTAGGGGAATTATTTCGAAGTTGCAAAAGCCAGAGCTTCAGCCCTTAAGCGAGCTGCGCAAGGGGCGCAATAGCCATGAGAAACGAACGAGCCAAGCGCAATCGACTTGTCCTTAGTATCGCAAGCGCAACAGAGCCAGAGCATAATCTCTTTGCCCCGACAAGCGGCCTCGCGGACGAGCGCCAGCGCAACGAGCGAGCTAATCGGACCGTTGTGCTCTCCGGTAATATTGAACCGGCAAGAGTTAAACGACTGGGGACGAATCTCAGTCTTCGTCCCGTCGATATCCCAAATATTGTAGCCGACGCCAGGAGCGGTCGATTCCAGAGACTTTACCGCCGCCGCAAGTTTGATTGTCATATTCTTCATACCCGAGTTATCGACGCCCTTAGAGAATACTTTAGGGGCGATTGATATATCCGCTGGGGTTGCGCTTAGCGTCTTCCAGCAAGAGAGCCAGGAGGAACAAAGTATCAGTCTCGCTTTGCGCCATACCGAGCGACTCCGCGCGCTTCCGGTCAGCGATTAGCGAGTCGATTATTTCATCAAAAGTTCTCATATCATTCTAGTGTTTGTTCTCGTCGCCCGGAAACAAATCTTCATTGTTGTCGATTGCTTCCTGCGCCGGCGTGGGTCGATACTCGTATTGCACTACTCCGCCAAATTGAGTTACTTTTTCGCTTGCCATAATATCGGCAATTTCTTTTACGAGCTTTTGTTTCTCTTGTCTGGTCATACTTTTTTGAGTTGATTTGTTTATAGCTTTGTTAGGTAAGCGTTGACTTTGTAGCAAGACTCGGGCTTGACGTTGAGCTTTTTGGGCATCATGGCGAGCGCTCGTTCCATCGGAGTTTGCTTTACGTCGAAGTGAATCAAGACCGGCTGGTAAACGAAGACTCCCCGACTACCGGCGTAGGCGCGCACGTCTTCGATACTTTCGAAGCGAGTTGCCTTCTCGTGGTTGCGCACAGACTTGAATCCAGTCGGCGGAACGTCCACTAAATACACGTTTTTCTTCTTAAACCAAATTACCCATTTGCTATCAATTTTCATACTGGTATATCGACGCCCTGTGGAAATACTTTAGCTCAAAGTTTTAGTATCGTCTTTGCAATCGTTGAAGATTTGCTTTGCGAGCTCTCGACCGTTGAGAGTAAGGACGATTCCGCGGATTGCGTATACCGTTCCGGTGGCGATTGCCAGCTCCATCGCGACTAAGCTCCGCATCGTCCGAGCGAACCCTTGCCCGCAGGGAGCGTAACCGTAGTTCCCGCCGTCGTTATCCAGCGCCCGTATCAGCATTCTTTTTTGTTGAAAACTTAATTTGTTTTTCATACCAGTATTATCGTCAGCCATTAGGGATACTTTAGCTCAAGCTTTGAAATACTTTGCGATATCGGGAAAGTCTCGCTTGAGCGACGCTACAGCGAGCCGAGCAATCTCATTATCAACTTTGCGAATCTCCGCGCTCATCGTCTTGCAAGTTGCGTCAGCCATAAGCTTAATCGCTATGGGCGTGCAACCGTCGTATTTCCCGAAAGACGCTTGCTTGCTCAAAGCGTCTCGAATCGCGCCCGTAGTCCAGCCGGCATTTAGAAGCTCGCCGATTGCTTTTTGCAGTCTCGCTACCACCGTTTCATTTATCTCGTTCATACTAGAGTTATCGTCAGCCCTTAGGGATACTTTAGCTCAAATCGGGAGCTTCGTATTTCTCTGGCTCGATTCGCTTGCCGCACGTCTTGCAAACACAAGCTCCTTCGTCAGTTACGTCCATAAACTCGCCGCAACATTCCGGCGGCTCAGCGGGGTCTTCGGGTGGGTGATTCCAGTATTCGTTCATATTTTTGTTGTCTTGAGTTGATACGCATACAAGTCGCGCAACGTATAAAACCATTCATTCGGCGCTGCGACCCGAGCGTAATTGACCATCGGAGTGCATCCGACTTGCAACCGGCCGTTTTCGCCGATACAATCCCGGCTCTCGCGCTTAATCAACGTCCCGTCGCTATTCACAAACTGGTCCCAGGGAGTGCCGTTCTCGTCAATCACTCGATTTTGTTTTGTCCACGTATTTCGTTTCATACCAGTATTATCGTCAGCCCTTAGGGATACTTTAGCTCAAGTTCAAAGGCACCGTATACCAACGCCTTCCGTGTTTGAATTGAGTCCGATATTCCCCGCCTTGCGTTGACGTAAAGTGAGCGACTAGCTCCCGCGCTTGATTGTCAGTTTGGATAAAGATATCTCGCAATTCTAACGTGAACCATTCGCCGTCTTCTTTGCGTTGCACTCTTCGATATTTGTTCTCGTTCATACTCCCCTAATAGCAAGCTCAATGCCACTACTGAATTATCTCTAACTCGTTGCTCTTAAACTAAACCCTAAATCGACTCTTTTCCACTACTGTCTCAAAAGAGAAAGACAGTGTCTCATTTCTTTACAGTCCAGCAACTTTCCGAATCAAGCGAAGCTCTTTCTTCGAAGACTCCGCCGGGTCTTTCGCGTCAATTACGATATTCTCCGTTACTCCGGAGAAGCAAGCGAGCAAGTCCGCCAGCTCCCGCGCCCGCGCTTGAGCGTCGCTCGACGAGTCCAGGCAGATGTAGCGTCTCGGGAAGCTGGCGAGCGTCTTAACTTGCTCGCTCGTCCAGGCGAGCCCAAAGAGCGCTCCAGCGCCGGGACCGATAGCCCAAGCGTCTATCGGGCCCTCGACGATTACGACGGCGTGGCGGCACCAATCCGCTCCATAAATGACGTGTTTGAGATTGATACTCGCTTCCGTCTGTGGCGCAGACAAGTATCGTCTCGTCGCTCGCTCCCCGATTGCGCGAGTTGTCCAGCTGACGCGGACTCGCTTGCTCAATATCGGAATATAGATTCGCCAAGCGAGTCGAGCGTCTATCCCGATTCCCTCGACTTGCCAGAGGCGCTGAATCTCTTCGGGGTCAAATCCACGACGCTTGAGATAGTCCCGGTGGCAGCGTTGCAACGGGCCGCGCCCTCCCGGTTCTTTCAATCGCCCAGACCACTCCGCTTTCTCCGGCTCTTTCCCTAGCTCGTAGTCGTGGAGAAACTCTCGGATAGTTGCTGACGAGACTCCGAGCTTGAGCAACGTCTCCCAGACCGGGTGCCAGCGACATTTCCAGCAAGCAAAAAACTTGTCGGAGAGATTGAACCCGAGATGGTAATTTTGCGAACCGCAGAAGGGACAAACTCTGACTTGCAGCCAGCCGGCCCGGCAATGGTTGTGTCCGGATTCTAAGTATTCAATCCCCGCGCCAGACAATAGCTCCTGGATGGTCATTTCCTAAGGACGTATTGCTTCATCAGCTTGACGATAGCCTCTTGCATCGTCTGCCCCTTGCGAGCGCAAGCCGCTTTGAATTGGTTCTTGGTATCTATCGGGATACCCTTGAAAAACAAAACACCTTTGTGGTGCTGCAGTTCAGATTTCATAATTTCTCCGTTCGTATTATCTCCAGCAAGTCTTCGAAGATATTGAAGCTCTGAGCGTCTTCTTCTCCGTTCAATACTGCGTCCAAGATATCCGACTTCTTCCGCAGAATTCGCACCAGCTTCTCTTCGATAGTCCCTAACGCCGTCAAGTAATGAATGACGACTTTCTTCTTTTGCCCAATCCGGTGGATGCGGTCTTCGCCCTGTAGCAAGTCGCCGGGACTCCAAGGGAAGTCCAGAGCTGCCGCGTTGCTGGCCGCATGCAAAGTAATTCCGACTCCAGCCGCTTTCCAATTTCCCAACAGCAGATTGACGCGACGATTGGATTGGAACTTCCGTACAGTCTCGTCCCGCTTGCGCCCGACTACGCGGCCATCGATAACGACGCTGGACGGGAATCTCTCTTTCAATTGGTCGATGACAAAAGTATGCATGGTCAACGCCACAAGTTTCTCCCCGGGGTGCGCGATAAAGAATTCCTCAATCCATTGCTTGGTCCATTCCATTTTCAACTTGGCTACGAGCCGCAACAGATATCCGACTTTGACGAGCGCCAGACTCTTCTTCGCCCGCATCGCTCGGGATGGGCTGGTCTCTTTGAGCCAGACCAGAAACTCGTTATCAGCCCTACGATATTCCTTGTAAGACGCCAGCCGGAACGGAACGATACGCCGAGTCTTGGCCGGCAGCTCCAGCAGCACGTCTTTCTTGAGCCGGCGAATCATGCACTCCGAGCGGAGAATCCGGTTCAGTTGTTTCAAGTTCGTTGCGCCATCGTATCTCCAGCCCCACGGAGTATATCGCGGCTTGCAATACGCCCAAGCATACTCTTCCCGGGATGGAAACAAATCGGGGCGGATGATTCGCAAGATGGACCAGAGCTCAATCGGCCGGTTCGTCAACGGAGTCCCGCTCAGCCCGATAACCGAAGAAGCTTTCTTGACCAGCCTCCGGCTGGCTCTGGTTCGTCTCGCTCTCGGCGTCTTCAGGTAATGCGCTTCGTCAAAGATTACCGTTTGCGGTTTAGCTTTCAATAGAACCGGCAACCACGATTCCAGGATATCGTAATTGATAATAACTACGGAGCCGGGAAGCGGCTGGCGTCGCTTCATCTGGCCTTCCAAGACTTCCGTCCGCATATTGAAGTGGATGGCCGCTTCCGACTGCCAAGTATATTTGACCGAAGCGGGGACTACGATAACGACTGGCCGTCGGCGTGGCGTCTTGAGAATCCAATAGAGCGATTGAATAGTCTTGCCCAATCCCATTTCATCAGCCAGCAAAGCTCGCCCTTTGAACGCTCGGATTTGACGAGCGCCAGCCAACTGAAATGGTTTAAGCTTGGTCATTTCGCATAATAAGCCGAGTCTAATTTTCCTTCGCGTTCTAATTCTTCAAGGTCTTTTTTGTCGTTGAAAAACTCGAAGCCCGTAATGTTTTGAGACATTGTATGCATGTGACGAAACCGCTTATATTCGCCCGGCTTCCACGATTGATGCCGATACCACGATACGTCGGGGATGGTTTTCGTAAAAGGAACTTCGGTCAAGTTCTCTACTTGCGGAGGAGTATCTTTGTTTGTTTTCATAAATTTAATGAGCCCACACTTCCCAAAACCGCAATTCAATCTCTCGTTGCGCTCGCTCGATGCGTCGCTTGTCCAGGCCTTTGCTCTGGAGATATTCTTTGACTCTCGCCAGCAGTTGCTTCGGCGTCATCTTGCTCCCCAAGTCCAGACTTTCTCCGCGACGCGGGCCAGCAGCAATCCGCCCCACTTCCAGAATCTCCGCCGGGGTCTCCAGCAGGAGACTGATTATCTCTTGAGCGTCTTCCGACAAGCCACCAATCATATCCATAATCTCGCTACGTTGCTCCGGCGCGAATCCAGTCAACTCGTCGTTCATCTCCGTGCAGATTAGCGGGTCTCTCGTCCGCTTCGTTATCCAGCTACGCAAGCTCGTCCAGACCTTAAAGTAGCACCAGGAAGAGAACTTAGAACCGCGGCGGCTATCGTAAGTTTGACAAGCGAGCATGAAGGCCAGATAAGCCTCGCTCCGCGACTCTTCGAAAGTTACTGGACAAGCTTGCGCGACTTTCCACGCCAGACTGCAGAGCATTTTTTCCACTTTGGGAAATTCAATTTGCGGGTCGATTTTATTTGTCATTTGTCGTTGGTTAGAAAGTATATCTTTCTTATATAGACGTCCAGTTTTATTTTGCCCAAGTTTTGAGACGTAGAGATAATACGCACGTGAAACTAGAGTCGATTAAACTAAACAATTTCCAAGTGCACAAAGACTTGGAAGTAAAGTTTTCTCCGTCCATCACTACAATTAAGGGCAAGACTGACGCCGGCAAGAGTGCAGTCCTGCGGGCGTTGCGTTGGGTCTGCTTAAATGACACGGCAGGGGTGGACTTCATTAAGGAGGGGACCAAACGGGCTATCGTTACGCTGACTGTCGTTCACGAGCCGGCTCCGTTAGTCCGGTTGGAAGAAGTGATAGTCCGCAGCAAGAACGTCGACGGAGCGACTAATACGTATGCACTAGACGGGAAGGAATTCAAAGCGTTCGGGCAAGGCGTCCCTCCGGACATCGCCAAAACCCTAGCTCTAAACGAAATCAATTTCCAGGGGCAGCACGACGCTCCGTTCTGGTTTGCTGAGACCGCTGGAGAAGTATCGCGCAAGCTGAACGCGGTAATTGACTTGTCGATTATCGATACGACGCTGGCTAATATCGGAGCTGAAGTCCGGCGGTCGCAAGAGCGGAAGTCTTTGTGCGAAGAGCGATTGAAAGAAGCGAAGACGCAACTGGAAGAGCTCGCCCCGCAGAGAGAACGGATTGAGGAATTTCGCAATGTTAAAGTCAAACAAACTACGCTTAAAGCCGTTGCTGAAGATTACGATAAACTGGCAGACGTCCTGGAGCGGGTCCGTGCCAATCCAGCGAGGGCCCTCGCTGCACAAGCAGCGGACGGCAGTACGCTATTGTCAGCGATGCTTTCCGCCCTTCGAGCGGAAAGCGCTGTTGAGGTGCTGGAGGAGATTGTAGAGGCGATAAGCAAGTGGCAAAGCAAAGCAAAGCCGCCGCCGGACTTCTTGCCCGTGCAGCGAGCGTGGAGTGAATGGCTCGGAGTAACAGACCACGCTGCGGAGCTTACCGAGCTAGTTGAGTCAGTAGAGAAAAAGCAGTCGGACTTTGCGCTCAGCGATATTGCTACTATACAAGCCGAAGCAAAGTTTCACGCTCAAGTGCGCGGCAAAGTTTGTCCGCTATGCAAGCAGATAATTGAACTTGATGAAAGATAAGCTTTATCCAATAGCCGTTGCTGTTGCTGACTTGCATCTCTCTTTGCTCCAGCCGGCTTGCCGAGCCGATAAGAGCTGGACGGACGTGCAAGCGGGATACCTCGAGCAACTAAAAGAGATTGCTGAAATTCGAATGACAGACGGTTCGCTTAGAACTTTGCCTATCCTCTGCGCGGGAGATATTTTTGATAGATGGAACGCCAGCCCCGAGTTGATTAACTTTGCATTGCACTGGTTACCCGATGGTATGCTGTGCGTCCCTGGCCAGCACGACTTGCCGCTCCACCGGAGCGACTTGATGCACCGCTCCGGATACGGAGTATTGAAAAAAGTAGGGAAGATTAGAGACTTGTCCGAAGATGTGGTAACGATAGCAGCGGAGAGATTGATGGTGTATGGATACGGATGGGAGCAAGAAATTGAACCGCTGGAAAGTAAATCCCGAGACCGCTTTCTCTACGTCGCCCTCATTCACCGCTACGTGTGGACGGTCGAAGCTGGCTATCCGGGAGCGCCACAGTCTTCGCACCTGAGCTCGCTAATGAAACCATTGAAGGGCTACGACGTGGCAATTATCGGCGACAACCACAAGCCGTTTCTAAAAGAGCTCAAGAACGGCTGCACGGCCTACGGCTGCGGAACCTTTATCCGCCGCAAGACCGACGAGATTGACTACGCTCCCAGCGTCGGGATAATTTACAGCGACGGCACGGTAAAGCGCAAGCGCCTCGATACGTCTGGCGACTTGTTTCACTTGAGCGCTATTGCCCGGCCGGAGACAGCTTTCAATATGAAAGAGTTTATCGAAGGGCTGGAAGAGCTCGGCGAGCACGGGCTGGACTTTAAGGCAGCCGTTGAGAATCACCTCAAGAATGAGGACGTTCATCCACAAGTAAAGGAAATTATCTTGGCTGCGTTAGATAATACGAGAGTATGAAAGTAATGCCAGTTCAATGCAAGTCTTGTCCCTTCCGCAACGACGTGGACGAAGAGCACAAGTCGGTGATGGTGCCGACGATAGAAATGATAATAAGCCCGGGCGGAGCCTCCCGCATCTGCCACTCTACCGGCAAGAACAATATGTTTCATCGACGCACGGGCAAGCGGGAAATGATTTGCCGCGGAGCCCGAGACTTCCAGCTCAAGTTCCTTGCTGCAATTGGATTCTTAGACGCTCCAACAGACGCAGCGTGGCTAAAGAAGTGTCGGGAACTGAACATCGAACCAGACCAGGGAAAACTCGATGACCGAAAAGCACGATAAAGATTGCGAGCTGGGAGATAACTACAAAGACTGTCCTGCTTGCCGAGAGAACAATTATGAGCAACGAAATTACAGAAGAGAAATACCGCAAGCTAAAACAAGAAGTAGAGAATACAAAAGCCGAAGCAGACCGGGCGCAAGGAGCCCTGGACCAGCTGCTCACCCGGCTGAAGGAGGAGTTTGATTGCTCTAGCTTGAAGGAAGCAAAAGCCAAGCTGGCCGAGCTGGAAGCAAAGAAAAAGAAAGCGGAGTCCGTGTTTGAAAAAGTGCTGGCCGACTACGAGGAGAAATGGAAGCAATGAGACCCTGCCCGCCCGATAGAGACCCTATGTTTTGGAGGGAAGATGAGGAGAATAGAATGACGGACCTTGCTGCCGAAGAAAAAGAAATAGTCGAGCTGGCGCTCCGTTTGTCTCATTTGAAAGGGGCGGTCGAGGACGAGACCGACGCGCTAAAGAAAGCGGAGCGCACCTTGCAGCGCACGCAGGACGCCCAAGAGATACTTCAACTCATCGCCCAAGCCGTCCAGCAGCAAGCTCACGAAAAGATTTCTACTGTAGTTACCAAATGCCTCGAGTCCGTCTTTGAAGACCCTTACGCTTTCAAAATAGAATTTGAACGTAAGCGGGGACGGACCGAGGCAACCTTACGCTTTATCCGGCGAGAGCTCGACGCGGACCCGCTAAGCTCGACTGGCGGTGGCGTGGTCGATATCGCTGCTTTCGCGTTGCGCGTCGCTTGCTTGATGCTCCATCGCCCTCGCTTGAGCCGAGTCGTTATCCTAGACGAGCCGTTCAAGTTTGTCAGCGCTCAGTATCGGGAGAATGTGCGGACGATGCTGGAAGAGCTGGCTAAAGATTTGCAGATTCAAATTGTAATGGTTACTCATTCCGAAGAGTATGAAACCGGAAAGATAATCGAGTTATGAAGCCGCTAGAAGACTTATCCCCAATGCCCTTCGGCAAACATAAGGGCGCTCCTATGCAAGACGTGCCAGCTTCTTACCTGCACTGGCTTTGGACCAACGGCCTGAGTAAAGATAAACAAAGCTCCGTCGCTGACTATATCCGGCGGAACTTGCACGCTTTGAAACAAGACCATCCAGACGGAATTTGGGATTGATTCGGTAGCCTCTCCCACTGCAAGCTTTGCAGTGGTGCCCGTTGACTAAACACGAAGCGTCAAAAGCTCTCCCCGTCCCGTAGCAGGCTGCACAAGGAGCCACCTTCTTGTTCTGAGACGTCCCTCTCATGCCCGCAAATTAGCAGACTGGGGACTATCTGCAAGAACTTTTTAGCTAGGCGGGGTAGGCGGGAATAGTTTGCTGAGCGGTAATATTGACGAAAGCTCCGTCTCCGTTCGCGTCGAATATGCTCACGCGCCAGTAGTATAGCGCGTGCGCTCCGGCCGAATCCAGCGGGAGGCAGACGATAGTAGACGTCGGAATCTCGCTGGATTCCTCGTCAATCAAAGGAGTAACCGTCTCCGGGTCGAAGCTCTCCGTCTCTGACAGCCACAAAATCCAGCCGACCAGATTGCTTACAGAGGGGACTGTCCAGCTTAGGGTATAGCAGACTTGGTCACTCTCTTCGCTTTGGATAACAGCGCTGAGCGCAGTCGGCGGAGTCGGAACGATAGCGAGGCTGCTAATCTCCAGCGAGCTGTAAGCCCACTCTCCTTGCCCTTCGTTGACTCCGGCCACGCGCACGTAGAACGTCCCGAGCAGGACTTGCAGCTGAATAGACGTGCGCGTAAGGACTCCGCGCTCCTGCCAGTTCTCTCCGTCTTCGCTCGTCTGCACGATGTAATACTGAGCGCCATACGCTGGCGGCCAGAGCACTTGCACGAGCGACGCCACGCCGCCGATTTGAGTAACCGTTACCGAGTCGACTGTTGGCAACGCCGGAACTTCTGGAGCCGCTGGCGGCAAGTTGAGCACCGGCGCTTCCAGAGAGTCGAAGGAATAAATCAAGTCATTGCTATTGGCGGCGGAGATTCTAATCCGCTCTCCACCGAGGGGTTCCACCCGAACCACGCGCCAGTAGCGAGTCACTTCGGCTACTGTGCCGAATACGAATAGCATCGGCTCAGTTTGCCCTCCGAGCAAGAAGTCTATAGCTGTTTCGTCCGACTGGATTTTTACCTGCTTCGGGTCGCTCGTCTCCCGTGCGATAAAGGGCCCAATTACCTCTCCGGCTCTCCCGCGCAACGCAATTTGATACTCGGCTGTCTCAGCGAAGTCCAGCGGCTCCGATACATACAAGTTATACCAGTTGTCGCCCATGTGAACTGCGTTGACGATATATCCAGCCTGCGCCCAATTCGGCACGTCATGGGCGAAAGCAAACAAGTCTCCGTAAGAAAGAATATGGCCTTCCAATCCAGTCTCAAACGTGATATTGTCCCGAAGGTATTTGTCTACAGCCAGCAAGTAAAGCGCCTCACGGTAAGCACGAGTCCGGTCCTGGCACCCGATAAACCGGATATTTTGCGGGCGGTCTGTAGAGCCTCCCGGCAACGTGGCGTGAACTTGTTCCTGCTTGTAGCCGGTATCGGGGTCCGTATATTCCATCAGGATGGAATCAAACTCGCCCAAGTCCCAAAGCTTTATCGACCAATCAAAACTGTCCTTGATGATATTGTCGGGAGTAAATAACGTGACTGGAATCTCTGCTGCAGCGTCCCGCTTCATCGAGATAAGCGAGCCGACGAGCATCGGCACAGCTCGGCCAACTCTAGCTACCGCCCGAGCTGCTTCCCATACTGTAATAGCGTCTCGAAAAGTAAAGTCAAAGTAGTCTCCACGGTCGCTATAAATAGCGTCCAGCGCTTCCAGCGCATCCCAGTCAAAGAACACGTCGTCAGTAATCCGAGCGCCGTAAGTACTCCAGAAGATATCAACGAAAGCCCACACAATACTCCGCGTAGCTACCGGAAGGATAATCGTCATCCCGTCAGAATCCCTACTAATAAGGAGCTTGCGCGTGCAAAGGACGTTGAGTTGCTTTTGGCTTTGAGAATTAAGGTTGTTCGTTGCGCGAATGATTACTGCGAGCATCGTCACCGCTCCGAACACCGGGTCTTCGTTCAAGTAAGTCCGCATCCCCGCCCACTCGGCTTCGTGCCCCGAGCGGTAAGAGTCATCGAACGTATCCGTCCGCCGCATCCGCACTTCGTAGCGAGCTGCCGTAACGCTGGTCCGGTAAGTCTTGCGCTGTGGCGTCGTGGTTGTCCCGGTAATCGTCAGCGCCGTAGTGGAAGTGGAAATCGTAGTAACAGTCTTGGTTACTCCTTCCCGGTCGGTCGGGTCGTTATCTCCAGCGTCGCTATAGACGGTAGTCACTGTCCCTTCTGGCGGGTCGCCTCCAACCCACGGAACGTAAGTAGTGGAAGTATGAGCCCAAACCCAGGTAATCGACGGAGCCCCGCGCCAGATAAGCGAGCGAGAAGTAGCGGTATAAACTTCCACTTGCTTGCCGATAAAGATATCTGCCCAAGCTCCGACCGGGTCGCCAGCGTCGTCGATGGTCCGCGCTTGCACTTGAATAGTAATGGAACGCGGAGACAAGCTGCCGTCGTCGTTGGCGTGGTAGAGTCCTTTAGGGAATAGCAAGTCTACTTGCAGCTGCACAGCTTCTGTATTTGCGGGGTTAGCCACGAACGGACCAATCCAACCATCTGGCAGAGGGTAGTCCTCTTGAGTAGCCGCAAGAACTTTCTGGCCGCCGGCTTCTGCTGAAGTATAGACGTTGGTCGGGAAGATAGTCACCTGCCCCGCTGGAGGGATAACTTCATACTGCACTTCCTGAAAGTTAGAGAGTAGCGTATCTCCGATTTTTATTTCCTCTATTTCATACTCCCCTTGCCCCAGACAGAACAAGCTAAACTGGTATTGGTCATTGTCGCGGTATTCGTAGTAGGGCCGCGCCGCGTAGGAAGGGTAGACTCGATTTCTCCCATAGTTGCATTCAATCGGCTCGGCCAGCCGGATGGAATTCGCCTGCCCCTTGATGGTATAAACGGGGTCGCTGGCCGGAGCTTCTCCAGGAGTCGTCGGGGTCGGCGTCGACATCAGCAGCGTGACTCCGAGCATTACGATGGTAATGACGATGGAGATAATGGCTATCCAGGTGGCGGGGCATCCAGGCAACGTAAGGAAGTTAACCACGTCGTCCGGCTTGAGCAGGTAATCCCAGCCGGCTCGCAGCAACGGGTCTCCGTTGACGACACAAATAGTCGGGTGGTCAAAGTCCGGAGCTCTCAAGAAAGACTTCACCCACTCGCGGACAGATATCCCCGCTTCCACTATATGCTTCTCGGACTTCGCTGGCTCAAAAGCGTTCGGCGTATAGATTACGTAGGCCATAATTTGTGACGGTAGAATTTGATAACAAAGAACCCCTTCGGCCAAAGCCAATTCAAGGAGACTGCCTCGACATTTTGCGGCTGCAAACAATGAACGATTTTGCCACCGTCAGCTACTGCCCAAATACCGACGTGGTGCAGGATGGTATTCTTGCTCATCGCTACTCCGCACCCGTCAATCGGCTTGGCAATCTCGGTCCACGAGGCGCTTTCCTGCTCAACGATTTCCCGGAGCATCTTAGCAGCCGGCTTCGTATTCCATGGAAGCCCCGGAACTTCCGGCAGCTCGATACCGAATTCCTCTTTGTAGACGAGTCGCAAGAGTCCCCAGCAATCCACGCCTTGCTTGTCTCGACCGCCCGCTACCCAAGGAATCGACAAATACTTGTAAATCCAATGTAACTTGTTCTTTATCAATATGTTGCTTTGACTCATACGCTAAAACGCAAGGAATTGAGATTTGCGCTCGCCCGGGAGCTTCGCTAGAGATTCTTCAACCGAACGCTTGAAAATCGCTCCTAGCGCAAAATCCGTTCGAAATTCGCTTAGATTCATACGCTTATCCCAAGCTCGGAAAGCGGTCCCGCGTATAGAGCTCCGAGGGGAACTTCTTATTCACTACGTCCATAAACGTCGCTTTCCCCGTTACTTGCAATGTGCTAATTCGGATATCTTTCAGGTAGAGAATCAGTGGCGGTATCATTTGCGGTCGTGACAAGTCGTCGCTCAAGAAAGGACGATAGACAACTTCCACCGGGACTTGCTCCGACTTGGCAGTCTCTACGAAGTCTTTCACGCGCCGGCCTACATTGTCGATGGAAATATTGAGGCTCTGGAATCCTTGGTCGTCGGTCGGCGGCAAAGTAAATTGGAATCCGACGGGCTCAAACTCGCGCACGTTTCCGTCTTCGTCCGTTGCCGTAATAGCTTGATGACTACGGACAATAAAAACAGAGTCCTGCACTCCAGGCTGGCGTATCTCCAACGTATCGTAAATCACTACGCTCGAAGGGCAGGAAGCGAAAGCTTCCTTGATGGCATCTTGTAGAGAAGTGTTAGGCATGTTATGGAAGAGCTGAGAGGCGGAAGAAAGCATCCAAGTCCCCGTCAGCCGAAGTAGGGTCTACGGCTGCGTCCATCGCTTCGTCTACTGCCGCGTTGACAGCATCCGCTGTAGCGCCAGGTCCGCTGGTGTCGGGAGCTTCAATGATTATCGTCTCTCCGCCATACGTTATTTCCACCGTTCCGTTCATCGGTGGAATATCCCGCAAGACTAAAGCAGAACTGAAAATTGTATAACAGTATATCGTCGCCACTGATTCATAAATCGTATAACCGCCTCCCCAGTCGTCGTAGGGCGTAGTGCCGTGGTCCGGCTCCGGAACGCCGGGAGTAGTCACCGAGCTGCCCCGTTTGTAGCTGCTAAGCGGCACGCAATTTCCAGCGTCTTTAGCCGCTTGCGCTATGGCGAGGAGCGGGGCGATAGAACCCGGATAGCCTAAAGTTTGGCACGAGTCTCCGGCGTAAGTTGTAGTTTCCACAACATGGTAGCCCAGCGGAGACCCATCAGCTACGGGGAAACGGTGGAAGTCCGGCCCGCGGCACCCGCCTACAGAAACGGCGGCAGTCCCGAATATCATTCCGCTTTCTATCAAATCCCACGTCCGGTCCAGCGCGATAACGAGGGGCGGCGACATGCAACCGGTTCCGGTATCAATCGCTGCCGCTCGGTAGACTCCAGAGAAGCTTTCTTCCGAAGGGTCTTGCGGCGTGGTCGGGCTGTCCGCGGTCGGAGTCGAGTTGTCGCTGGTGACTCTTAATTCCGTGCCGGGCGGCAAGTTAAAAGTCGGCGCTCCTACTCCCGACGCTTCGACGTTCATATCGTATCGCTCGCCAACCAACAAGTAACTCCCTTCGGGAACAAGCAACGGAGCGTCAGTATGAGTCAACAAGCCCGGCGTCCCGCGGGTAGATACTGAAGCCCCGCTAAAAGAAGCAACGGTCGGAGCAGCGATATCCGGAGTGGCTACGGCAACCGCATCGGAATCTAGGCTAGTGAAGTCCCCGACTACCCGGTGGGCCCTTATGTTCCGCCCGCCGTAATCGTTTTCCAAAGTAACCGAATCGACCACCGCTAAATCTTCCGGCTCCAGCAGGAGGAGCGTTTCATAGATGCCCGAGCCGGGCGCCGTCTCCACTTCTATTTCCAAAGAATCCCCGGGACTCACGTCTCCCCACGCCAGCGTAAGCGTTCGGTTGCACTCGCCCATCGTTAAGTCCAGCACCGGAATAAAAGGAATGTGGCCCGTCCCCTCCCAAGGCAAGTCGGAGTCTGCTCCCACCCAAGGAGCAAAGCTGCCCGCCCAGAAACCGGGGTTGAGAATCAGCCTGGTGGATATATCGCTCGCCAGTACAGTCGCCGTTACTTCAAACTCGTTGTCCCGTCGGCTAAATAAATACTGGCTGTCGAGGAACGCATACTCGCGGATTACTTCTGTCAGCAAGCCGGGGTTGACGTTCGGTGTATACGTAGTGGCCTCAAAGGGTAGCGAGCCGTTTTCCAAATCCGTGTGGACATACTCTTCGAAGATTTCAAACTGGTCCAAGATAAACGTCCAAGTGACGTCAATCGTCTCTAGCGGGACCAGATATTTGCGACGGTTGCGGAGCCGGCCGGTCTCCATCTGCACGGCTTCAGAGCGCGGAGCAAACTTGGGCTGCCTGTTAATCCGGAAAACAGGCAGCGTCGAAGGCCAAACAGAAACGCTCATTCCACGAATCTAAATCATCTGATTGACGATACAAGCAAGAAACTAGGCAGCCTTCTTTCTCTTGTCGGCCATCTGCGTGGCGTGCGCTGCCCACCATGCCGCCGCTACCAGCTTGCGAGCCGCGCGAGTGCGGATAAGGTAGTCAGTCCGATGCTGACGCTTTAGTTCGGGAGTAAGGCGATACCGGCCGACTCGTCGTTGAGCAAGACAAAGAGCGGAGCAAGTCGTTCGGCCTTTAGTGCACTGATTGCCGCATACGACGCACAAGCGCAGCTTTACAATGCGCTTAGCTCGTGGAGTCTCTGTAATCCGTTCGGCCTTGAGCTTGGGCGCGACGGAAGGTAGCTTCGGCGCTGGCTCTTCGTATTTGCGTTCCGGACGGAGATAGGACTTGGGCGTAAGCAAATGAGCTACTCGGTCGAAAGCCGCGTTGAGATTCTGCGCTTGTTCTATATTGCCGCCCTTGTCGGGATGGTCAGTCTTTATCCGGCTCCACCAAACCGAACGGCAATCGCGCAGCACCCAACTTCTTTCTTCCGCGTCCAGGCGGGAAAGCTCCAAACGGTTTCGCTTTATACCGAATAGAGCGAGCAACGAAACCAACGTCATCCGGTCGATAGTAGACTTCGGCCGGATAGCTAAGCGCCGGGGAGCAGTAAGCGTCACAGCTTTTGCGTCTCTACAATCAGAGACTTGATAAAGCCTAACGTCTGCTTGGTTTGCGGGTCCGTTGTTGCGTTCTGGGCTGCGGTAATTTGAGCGCTGAGCACTTCCAGCGGAGTCTGCGTATTCGGCACAGGCGGAGGCGGAGGAGGCGGAAGCGGAGCAGCGGCAGTTCGTATCAAAACAAAAGCGCCAAAGTCGGGGAACGTGCTGGGCACAGGCGTAGCCGCGGCACCGTAAGGAATCGAAGTCGGATGCCCAAACATATTGAGAGCTATCGTTCCGTCAGCTTGCACCGTAGCCGAGCTCACGTCTGAGTAATAGTTCTGGGCGTTACGGATATTCACAACGGTTCCGGGGAGCCAGCCGAGCGAAGCTACGTTGACAGCTAGCGCTGAAGCTTTGCTCCAGTTGTAAATACAAACATGGGCTCGATTAGCGTCATAAGCATTATTCTGCACGACGATTTTGGGGCTTGTTGGAGCAGCGCCCACCGTCGAATTCAAATCGTAGCCCGTCTTCGTGCGCCAGGCAGCTAGCGACACCGAACCAGAGCCCATATCGAACACGGGTGCAGTGGGCGAAGAGAAGACGTAATTATTCCGGTCAAAGCTCCAGGGGATTACTACGCCGTTATTGAGAACAAGCGATACGTTCCCGTAAGTAACGTCTGCTTCGTCAATCAGAGTGTTGCCGGTAAAAGTAAGAGTTTTCCAGCTACCCAACCCTACTTTGCATTTTACCAAGTAGTTGTTCGTCACCACCAGGTCTCGATAGGCGTTGGGGTCGGGCTGATAAACGGTATTAAGGTCTGCTCCGTAAAAGCAGTTGTTGGTAATTTGGTTATCGACGACACGGTCAGCCACCCCGCCAGTGCGAGTCCCAATAAGGACTTCTCCGCGCTGGCCTTGCAGTCCCACGGCAAAGTTTTCATCGAAGCGGAAGTGCGAGCATTCGGCGATAGAGCTTCCATACATTTGAGCGTTCCGGTCGAAAGGAGAAACGAGCAAGTTGCGCTTGATTATTTTATAGCCGGACCACGTAGCTCCGTGCTGGAGATACAAATTGTGCCCGTGCTGGTGCGTGCTTCCCTGCCAGCCGTTATTGTAAATCAAACACCCGTAAATTTCAGCTTGCTTGCTCTGCGTCCAGGCGGAGATTCCCGTGCTCAAGTCGTGCACGACGCAGTTCAGGATTTTTACCCCGCTGCCGTAGATGTTAATTCCGTCGCTGCGGGTAAGGTCGAGTGGGAAACTCGTATCGTCGGTGGACTGCCGTTTCTCCAAAGAGCTGGAGAATACTTCCAAGTCTTGCAGCGTGACAAAGTTCCCCAGGCTGGCGTCGCTCGGGTCTCCGACCTTAATAGTCGGCCGCGCCATAGCGTGATAGCTAAGAGCTCCGCCGCTAAACGCTCCGCCGTCTATCCGAGCCTGTTCGCCCGGATAGCCGCGGAACGTGATGGGAGCGCCGGAAGAGCCGGACACACTGACGCGGAAAATATAACCCTCGTAATTCAAAGCGACGGCTTGCGGCGTATGAACGTAGACTCCGCCCCGCAACCAAACCAAATCCCCGGGCTGAACCAGCGGGCTATCGAAAGCCGTCTGCAAGTCCAGCGGGGAACTTATCAAGCCAGAGCCATTGGGAGAGCCATTCGGAGAAACGTAGAGGGTTTTCATTTAGAGGACTGGCCGGGAGTCTTTCAGTATCCCGGCCAGCATAACCTGCGGCGGAATTAGCATTTAATCTTTTTCATTTTGGTGCGCCACAGGGTGGAGGAGGGTTATGAAATAATACCACGCTGAGCGTCAGTCTTCGCGTATTCCTGTTCCCAAATACCTTTGACGCGATTGCGCTCAGCTTGAGCTTCTTCAGCTGTCATCTCGCCCTTTGCTTCTGCACTCTTGGTAATCGATATCCACAACTGAACCAAGTGAGTAATGGCAGAGATTATCCATTCATAGTTTTTCATATTATTTCTTTTCGTTGGTTTGATAACTCAGCGCAGACGCGATGGCGCTTTGCAGCACCGCGAGGATTTGCTGCAGGTTAGTTTTAGCTTCCGGAGCGCCCCGATTGCTTTGGTAAGCGACTTTCGCCTTGTCGAGGTCGTTAATCCAAGTCTCGCCGTGAGCGCGGACTTCTTCAGCGAGCTTGTGGATAGCTGGCGACTTAGCGGCGAGCGTGGCTTCATTGTTACGTTCAAACTCCATAAACGATTTGAACGTATCGGCGGCCACTTTCCCCGTTTTCTCGGCGGCCACGACAAGCTTGTCAGCTTGAGCTTGAGTATCGTAGACGCCAGTACTCGGGTTGTAAGTCCCCGTCTGCGTGCCAGCGCAGCCCGAGCAACCGACAAGGACCGCCGCCAAAGGCGGCATAAGAAGGAGAGAAGGAGTTGCGAGTGCGAGGGTCCCGGCCAGCATTAGTGAACTTAGAAGTTTCTTCATATTGACATAGTAAGTTCCTTATCGACTAGAGACAAGCTAATAAAAAACCCGCCCAGAAGGGCCACTTCCAGACGGGTTTGAACACCCAGACTTTCAGAGCTGTTTTTTTCTAGTGGCTGGCAGCTCTGTTTGACCAGTCACTAATTTTGAAGCTCTATCGATACGCGGCGGCAGAAGGCGGTCGAGTTTATCCAAAATCTTCCTTACGTCCCTAGCTAGCTGGTCGATTGCGTCCAGCATCCGTTGTTCTTCGTTAGCGGTCACGGTTCGAGGAGCCGGAGGAACAGCTGGTTGGAGTTTGTGGGGAAGCACTCGGCCCACTGATAATAAGTAGAGTTGTTAAGCACTTGCCCATCTACCCACGCCACTAAGTCGGTACTCCGTTGCACTCGCCACACGGCCAGCGGGTCGGCGTTAGTTACCATAACTGAAATGCAGCCGTTGGTCATCGGCTCCAGCACAAGCGCCGTCGGGTCGAAGCGGTGGGCAGTAACCGTAATCACCCCGCTCCCTCCGGTGTAGGGGACGCTGATAGACGTAGGGGTGATAGTGAATACGCAGTTAGTCGGTAGAGCAGCTGAGCGGAAAGTACGCGTCGGAATCGCTGGAGCTTGAGCTACCTGAATTGGAATAGCATAAAGCGGAGTATGCGTAGCCGCCAGCATCTCCCGCACCGGCCGAGCCGGAATCCGTAGCTGCGCGACGGCTTCAAGTATAAACGCAAAGCAGATTATTATTCCGGCCAGTCGAAGTAGGTTATTTTTCATTTTGTATTTGTATGCACCCAAAAATCCACGATGTGTTTGACGGACTTGCTGAACTGAGTAAAGTCAATGGACTTGATTACATAGGCATTAGTTCCGGCCCGATAGCAGTTTTCAATATCCAAGGGACTACTGGACGAAGAAAATACCACTATCGGCAAGCTGTAATAATCCGAGTTAGCGCGAAGAGCCTTGACCAGCTCCAGCCCGCTTAATTGCGGGAGGTGCAAATCGATAATCACAACCGAAGGCAAATTAGAGCACTCGCGCAAGTAACTCACTGCTTGGGGACCGTCGATAACAAATGTAATTCGCTCTTTGTGCTCCCACTGGGACAAGATAGATTGGATTAAAAGCCGGTCTCTCGTATTGTCTTCTACGAATAAAATCATGAAACAATACCTTGTTTTAATGCTCTCTCCCTAACTATTCTGACCCGCTCATCCGCCCGAGCTTGAGCTTCCATGTGGTCCAAGTAGTCTTTCTCCGCTGCCCGTGCGTTAGCTGCGTCTTCCGGAGTAGCCCCAGGACGTTGAAGAATAGCTAAAGCAAATTCCCAAGTCTTCTTCTTCTGAGCGCCCATCTTCGAATTCACATCTACGTGAATCTCTTCCATTTTGATTTGCTGGGCTACTGTTGCCTTAGTGAGCGAGTCTTTTACTTCTTTTGCAGCCCGAGCTGTCTCCAAGTTTTGTGCTTCCAGCTTGTCGCTCAATTCGCGGGACCGCTTTTCCAATTGCTGCTCGACCTGCTTCGCCACTTCTACTTGAGCGAGCCTCTGCTTCTCTAATTTCTCCGCCGTCTGCAAGCGAGCGAGCTCGGCAGCTTCAGCCACTCGTTTGGCTTTGTCCGCTTCCACCTTTTGTATTACAATGGAAATGATAATAGCTATCGGCGTGGCTATAGCTCCCCACTCTTTTATCTGTTCCACGAACGTGCCGCCGGCAGCAAATAAAATTAACTCGTTCATTTTTCAAAACGGTGGCGAAGAATTCCGGCCGAGTTCCAACAGGAGCTCATGTTCAATCCGGAGCCGCGCCAGCTCGTATCTTAGCTGGGCTACTTCGTTTGGGCAAGACATAGGCCAGCGTTCCTTCGGCAAGTCCAGCTTGTCGGTGGGCGCTGTCGTGCAGGCCGTGAGCAGCAAAAGGAAAAGGAAAAGTTTCATTAAGGCAGTCCCCACTTGGCTTTCAAATAATTGGTATAGAGGTTGTCTACTTCAGCGTCTGTGCGGTAAGCAGTATAAATAATCGCTTCGGCAATATCGCCGGCAAGCATAGAGAACACTGGGTTAGTGATACCCATACGGTCCAAGGTGAACGTCAGCGAAGTAGCAGTCGGCGTCCCAGTTCGATTAGTTATATTCTCCCGAAACTTTAGAGCAGTTCCGGTCCGACGCCATCCCATCGCGTGAACCGAACCGTGTGCTGTACTGAACGTCTGGCTTTGCTGGTCACTAGAACCATCGTAAATACTAATGTTCTCCACGCCGGAACGCCACCGTCGGAATTGCTGGTTAGCCGCGCTATTGCCGAAGAGAATAGAATCATTGGTTACCAACCCGACTACGATAATAGTAAAGTCGCCTGTTAGTGAAATCGTTGAGGTAAAACTTAGCTTGTCATTGTTCGGGCTCGATGCTCCATCAAAGCGCACAATTTTTCTACCATTGATGATGTTAGTTTTAACTTGAGGCTGATTCCCGGCAGTCGCCTGGACTAAATGATTGTTATTCCCACTGCGGTCCGTCCACTTAGCGCTGGCGTTATCGATTGGAGTTGCGTCGGCGTAAGTAAGATAGTCCGCGTCCCACCAGCCAGCAAGATTGCCGTAATCTGTCGGGGCAACTACCGTCACACTCGGCGCCAAAAAAGGTAAAGTAGAAAAGTTCAAGGTTGTGCTTTGTAAGAGTAATAGACTAAAGCTTCAGTGGTCCCTTTGCAGTGCAGTGCCAGCACGCCTACTTTGTTAGCCGCAAGGCTCGCGTCGATAGCCGAGCCGATAGGAATCCAGCTGGAGTTGACTGCCAAGTTTCGCAGCGTGCCATCGCTCACAATCCAGATGGTTTTCTTCTTCCCGTCGCCCCGGTTGCTCGTCGTCATGCTAGTAACAGCGGCAGTGAGGGACATCGTCTCCTCCTCCGCTTCGTCAAAGTCCCAGACCGGCGTTGCGCTCGGTGTCTTGGTCGCGACCGCGGCCACAATGTTCAGCTTGCTTACTAAGTTCTTGCTTCCGTCAGTGGAGACATGCTGGGATGCGGTAAGGCCCGCAATGTTCACCGTGCCGGTAAAGCTCGGGCTGGCCAGCGGTGCTTTGAGCGCCAAGTCCGTATCTAAGTCGTAGCTGACTAGGTTCTTGCTACCGTCAGTTTTCACCCAGCGCGACGCAGTTAAGTTAGGAATGTTAGCTACTCCCGCCGTCAAGCTCAGCGCCGTTGACCCGCTATTCTGCAACAGGATTGTAGAGCCGCGAATCGTTATTGGAACCCACGCTGCCCCGCCCCGGTTGTAGCTGGTGATGTAAGAAATTCCGCCATTGTATTCCAGTTCAAAGCCGCCCGTGCCGCCGGGAGAAACCATGCTGCCGAGCACCTGGAGCCCGCCGGCCATTGAGTTGTCAATCCCCGTGACGCCAATCTGCAAGCGGTCGCTGGCGTCCAAGCCGAGAATTGTTTTGACTACTCCAGCAAAAGTCAGCGCGTTCAAGCTCTGCGCGTTAGCCAGCAGCGCGTAGCTAGGGAGCCAGCGGTATCCGGCAGTGAAGTTATTTATCGCGCTGGAAACAATTCCAGCCACTAGCGCGTAGCCGGTCGCGTTCAAGTGGATGGCGTCGACGTTGTAGTAGGTCGTGTTCGAGTAGGAGCCATCCGTTCCCAAGTGGGTATTGCTAGCTAAGTCCGCTAGCCCATCGGCGAAGGTCGGCCAGTGCAACCGAATCAAAGCGTTGAAGGTATTTTTCAGCGAGTCCAGCGTCGCGGCCCCAATACCCGTGCCTGTCCGGGAAATCATCGTGCAGACAATGACGCTCCAGCCCGCTTTGCGACGGTAGTTGCAATAAGCAAGCAGCCGGTTGAATACAGTTTCGACGCTCGCTAAGTCTACCGCGAAGTCATTTGTCCCGCCCCAAATCACCACGACGTTCCGCCGCCCGCAGCGCGTAAATAACGTATCGACTGTATGGAAGGACGCATCCTGCATCATCAACAAAGTGCGGCCGCTCACTGCGGCTTGGGTTGCGGTGAACGTCTCCGTAGTAGAGAGCCCCGCTTGATACGTGGCGACGGATAGCGAGTCTCCGTCGGTAACCAACGTGCTCGTTACTACCGCTGTGCCGTTCTTAGCATCTTCCAAGCAGCGCCACTTCGTTGATGTATTGTCGTAGACTAAGAGCACTATTTGAGTAGGGATAACAATCAAGTCCTGCGTTAGGGAAAACTGGTTGCCGGCCGAGCTGGAACTGGAAAGCTTTTTTAGTACCAGGTTGAAGCTGCCCACGTTAGCCAGCGCGATTACCCGGCCCGAAGCTCCACCAGTCAACCCCGTCAAGTTGCGAGAAGCGTCAGTGCTCACCCGAATAATACTGGCGGCCGACAATCCAGTAGGCGCCCAGTCGTCAGTATCAGCGCTGAGTTGAGTGGGAGTAATCACACCCGGTAGCGCGAAGCTTGTGCTCGCTTGCGTAACGACTGGCAAAGCAGCAGTGCCAGCCAAGTCTCCAGCCAGCTTGACCCGGCCCTTGAGTGCGGTCGTGGCGTCTTCTTCCGTATTGTCGATTTTATCCCATATCGTGCCGTTGAAAACAATCAAGTCCCCTACGTTCCATTCAGCAATACCATCAATCGACGTAGTGCCAGCGACGCTTACCTTGTAGTAGAAGCCTTTAGTCCCGACTCCATCGGCCAGAGCCGGGGAATTCGTGCTGGAATTCCAAGTCCCCTGGTAATTCAGTCCGCCGACAACTGCCGCCGGAAGGTCAGCTAGAACCAGAGAGCGGTAAGTCGGCGCGGCGTCAGCTCCAGTAGTCGGTCCGGCTTTGATTTTGTTGGCAGCTTGAGCATTTTCCGTTACCGCAAAACCACCTGCTCCGGTCACTGGCGAGCCGGCAACGCCGAAGTCTGACGGCATAGATAGAGCTACGCTGGTGACTGTCCCCGCTCCCGGCGTCGGAATAATTACCCAGCCACGCTGCGTGCTTTCCGGGTCGCTATCTGGAATAATCAAGTCGGGAGAAGATTCCTGGTCGGTAGTCTCCTGGAGCTGATAGTGGGACAAGACGCCGGCGATGACTACTTTTACCGTAGTCCCCGTAACGATGCCAGTCACGTCGACGCCATCCAGGTTCCCCGCGCCGCCGCCAGTCAGTCCGGTAATACTCCACAACGGGAACGCCCACCGCGCTTTGTTCACCGCGTCGTCTACGTTGACGCCGGGATGTTCCGAAAGATAAGGAGTTAGTGCCATAAGCTTATTCTATAACCCAAAATTCAAAGCCGTCCGAAGTAATAAAGAGCACGTGGTCTGGACCGCTCTCTACTTCAAATGGACCGTAGCCAACCAGCTCAGCTTCCGCGTCTATTTCCGACTTGTCAATCAAATCAATGCGAGCGGTTACCGACCATATTCCCTCCAGATACTCGCAAGCATAGCCGCCGATAAATCTTACCATCCAAACAGTCAGCTCTGTATTCTTCGGATAGCGAAGCTCAAGCGAGAAAGCAGCGGCTCCATTGCCGAGAGTATCAGCAAAGAAAGTTTGGAAAGCAGCATACTGGGTTTCGTTCAAGCGCCAGCTGACCGAAGCGGGGACATAGAACTTGTCGAACCGAGAGCGGCGCACAATCGGCCCGTCGTCAAACGAGCTGGAGATGGTAGCGTTGCGGTTCGCGCCCGCGTAGTCGATAAAGGGCAACGGGAGCTCAGTGGGCCAAACAATATCGATGGTAAGGACGCTCATTTGCCCCTCCGGCGCAAGTCGAAGGACTTCTCCATCGCAGTCGGCACCACGCCAGAACCGTTCCGGATATCTCCACTGATTTCATTCTTTACCCGGCGAATCATTACCTCGATGACCCGCTCTGAGTCGTCGTTCTTTTCAGTTACTCGCGGCTGGACGTCCGTATAGTTGTTCACAACGACGCGCACCGGCTGGCTTCCGCCGAGCTTGTGGTTTGGAATAATCGTCCCCGACTGCGAAGGGGCGAAGAGCTCCGGCCCTCTTTCTCCGACGAGGAACGTGGAGCCAGGCGATACAGAACCGCCCATAGCTTTGCCACCAGCGAAAGTAAGCTTGACCGCCATCATACTGGAAAGAATCCCAGCCGTCTGCGAAGCAATAATAGCGACGGCGGCCAGCTTCTCCCAAATCGTTGTCCCCTGGGCAAACCCATCAGAGATAGCTTTCTGGATATTGAGCATGGCCGAAGCAATCGAGAAAGCTTTCTGCATCGCGAACATGGCTTGATAGGCAACAGATTGCTTCCCTGCAGACTGCTCGACTATGGAAGCCAGCGTGCCAAACGTCGACTCGCCAGAAGCCAGAGCTATCTGCTGCTGAGCTTGCGTCAGCTCTCTTACCTTGTTGTAATAATCAGTCAAGAGAGCCTTGCGCTTATCGTTGTGCTCTTTGTCGAGGCTCAACTCCAAATCGTGGAATGACTTCAGCTTTTCTATTTCTCCTTTGTAAAAAGCAATCTCAGAACCCGGTCTTCTCCCCGATAGGCCCATCTTATCGATAGCCGCTGAAGCTTCTTCTACGCGCTTCTGGTGCGCCAGCGAGGCCGCGTTAGAAACCGCTACCGTCTTCTTGACACTCTTTTCTATCTCTTCGTTGTAGCCCTTAACGTGCGCGGTCGCTCCAGTAACTATCTTGCTGTATTCAGCGAGCAGTTTGTCGGAGAACTTGCCCTCTGTGACAATCTTCCCCAAGTATACAGAAGCCGCTGCAGCGTCTTTAACGAGCTTGTCTGCCAGCTTGTCTGCGTCGGAAGCGTCGATATTCAGTTTGAACTTGAGCTCATCGATATGCTTGCCACTCTTAGAGCCCATCCAGTCCGGCAGCTTGTCCGTAATGGCGTTGATGGTCCGGATGGCCAAATTCGCTCCAGCGACAATTCCATTAATCGCGCCTTCTATTCCCCAAGTTATTCCCTTGACTACTGCTCCAACAACTTTTAGCAGCCCCGCCAGCGCCAGCTCAATAGCAATCTCCACGCCGAGAAACCCGACTTTGAAATACATCCAAGCGTCGCCGACTGCCCCGATAGCCGTAATAAACGTATCGCGGAAAAGCTCAGCAGCATGCTCCGCCGTCTCGGCAAAGTGAGTCGTGTCGTCCGTCGCTTTCAGCATCCACTTGGCGCCCATTTGCAAGATGGGCATAATCGCCAGCCCAATGCCGAGCAGGAAGTCTTTTACCCGATTCCAAATCGTCGTCATCTGCTTGCCGAAAGTCTCGTAGGAAAGCTCCGCCGACTTAGCCAGAGCTTCGTGATGCTCCCATTCATGAGCTGACATGCCCATCGCTTTGGCAAAGAGCGCGGTATTGCCGGCGGCTTTGAGCAGGACTACATCAATCTGCGCGCCGCTTAACCCCAAATTTTCCAAGATACCAAGAACGTCCCCGCCACGCTTCTGCACTTGGTTCAGCCCATCCATAAAAGAAAGGATGGCTCCGGCCGCGTCTTCTTTGAAAGCTTTGGTAAAAGCGTCGCCAGTCATTCCAGCCGTCGCGGCAAACCGCTGGAGATTCGCGTCCTGAGCCGCGACGGACTTCGTCATATCTCCGAGCATCTTGTTGAAAGCCATCCCTCCACGTCCGGCGTCGACTCCAGCCGAAGTCAGACCAGCCGACAAGCCCATAATCTGAGGCGCAGTCAGCCCGGCAGCTTTGCCCATAGCTCCGATTTTAGCGGTCATGTCCAGCACTTCTCCAGCCGAAGTAGAGAGACGAGCGCCAAGCTTGACTGCGCTGGAAGCAACTCGTTCCAGTTCATTCTGCGGAATTTCCAGTAGCTGCCCAAACCGGATAATCTGCTTGGAAGATTCCTCTACCGATTCGTGAGTTACCGTTCCGAAGTCTACCATCGTCTTGGTAAACTCGACTATGTTCTCTTTAGAGACTCCAAGCCTCAGCGCTGCGCTGGCTACCTTGTTGATTTCATTTACGTTGACCGGAATCGCCCGGGAAAGTTCCCGAAATGCTTCCTCCAGCCGATGAGTATCGTAGTAGTTTCCTTGCATCCGTTTGGAGATAGCGAGGAAAGACTCTTCAAACTCGTCGGCCAGGTGGACTGCCGCCAGACCTACGGCAGTAAAAGCCGCTGCGGTAGTCGCCGCCAAGCCAGCAACTGCTTTAACCATCTTGTCAGAGCCCTTGCTGACCGCGACTACCGCGTGCTCCATCCCTTTGACGAGCTCGGTAGAGTCAGCAGTAAGTTTGAGAAGCAGAGTCCCCAAACTCCCCGCGCCGAGAGCTTCTAAGATATGGGCGGCTTCAGACATAATTTAGTTTCAGTTTTTCTTGCTAACGTCCAGCTGGAGGAACGCGGCCCAAGCCGCTTTAGATTTCTGCATCTTTTCTTTAGCTTCTTCGACTACTTCCGTTGTGCCAAGCAAGAAGTCCATCAGCTTGACTTTGTTCGGGTCAGCGACGAAAGAGCGCCGGACTTCGGAAGCGATTTGCGCCAGATACCAATCCTGCTTAGTCGTAACCCGCTGCTCCTGCTTCAAGTATTCCAGCCACTCGAGGAATTCGCTGAACGGCATTCGCTCGCGGAGCTCGTTGACTGGAATTCTTAAGTGAGAAGCAACGTCGAACCAGCCATACCGCTCGCTTAATCTTTTTTTGTGCCGTCGGCCGCTTCCTCTTTAGTCCCAGTGAGCAGGTTGATACGCTGCGCTTCGTCGAACAAGCTCGATACAGTTCCCGAAGGCCAGCTTTGAATCTCTTCCTTCTTTACGAGTATGCCCTCAACAGTATAAAGGCAGGAAGCGAGTAGCGCTGTTTGGAGCCCGTCGAACTTCTTTACCCCGGCCACCTTCCCCTTCTCGTCGAGCTTCATTCGCTCCCCCAGCTGGTCCAGATACTTGTCGCGCTGGCTGGCCGACATCTCCCGCAGCTCGTAGTGGACTTCTTTGCCGTCTAGCCCGGTGAGTATTACCGGCTCGGTCCGGGCCAGCAGAGTAAAGTTCAAACTCATAAGACTCTTAAGATTCGCCTTCGGCCGCGTAAGCCGGAGCCACTTCCGCTCCAGACTCGTTAGTCAGGCTGGGATGGAATACCAACGAAGCTGTAGGCTGGTCTCCTTCCTTGTGCTGGCTCGGAGTAAACGAATCAATCCAGCCCCAAAACTCGATGGTCGAATCGTCGGGGAAAGTAACAGTGATTGGTTGGTTGACTTGAACCTGAGCCACGATTTGTTCGAACGCTTCCGTGGCGTAAGCGCACGTGGCCGAGACTTGCCCGAACGTCTTCAGCTGCTTCGGAGCGGCTGTGCGCCAGCCTAAGCTCCGCATGTTGGTAATATCAATCGGCCCGCCCCCAGAGACCGGAGGCGGAGTAACTTCCTTCTCGTAAAGCTTAACGGTCGGAATATTAGCGAGCGTGATGATGGTCCGGAAACCATCTTTGAGCATGATTGCATTGGATGACATAAGTTTTATTCTAAGGTAACTACTGCGTTGATTGTGAAGTGCTGGCGGCGACGTCCGCCCTCTTCCTCAATCCCTACCGGAATAATATCACCGGTCCGAGACACGTTGAGGAGAGAATATACTTCCGTACTTGAAATAGCAACGATAACTCTGCCTAGGGAATCCAGTTCGGTAGCGATAGCATTAGCCTTCTCCCAGACGTCTGGATACGAGAGGCCACGCACTCTGATTTGAATCCCCGGATGCGTTACTTGCAAGCCGGTCGCCATTACTCGTCCGTCTATCTTTCCTGCGGTATCATAGACGCAAATGGCATTGTCTGGCGACTCTGGAAGGAAAGAAACAAAAGCCGTCCAGCTCCCACTGGTTGCTGCCAGCCCCAGGTCGAGCAGGAGCTGGCGGATAATATCAGCAGGAGAGCTCATAGTTTAATGGGCAGAATGGCCGCCAGAGTGGGAACCAGCCATTTCGTCGGCGACAATCTTCCTTATCTCTGGCTGAAGCCGGCGTGCTGGCTCTTCGAGGAACTTGGCTTGACCCTGGCCTTGTGGGTCCCAATAGCTCCCGTGCGCGCCCTTACCAGTGCGCGGGAGTCCTTTTAGTTTCATCCCTACAGCTTCGTGCACATAAAGAGCATACCCGGCGGTATAGCCGACTTCCACTACCGTCTTCATACCTTCTCCGCGATGCCTGGTAAAAGCCGAAGCTTTCAAGTTCCCCAAGTCGACCGGCACAAGCTTCTGAGACTCGCGCTGGAGCATGAGCCCCGCTTTCTTCAGCCCTCGCTCACAGCCCTTGCCAAGATTCTCCTGCTTCTCTTTGAATTTTTTCAGAACTTCGGCCAGACCCGATAGTTCGTTCATGTTTGCCATAATTAAAAGTCCACGCACTCTGTGGAGGGAGTGCGTGGACGCACAGAGCCCTGTATAATTACCTTCGTCGAGCGCCTTCTGCGGGCGGGTCTTCAGTTACGTCCGGAATCGTATCATCGAACGCCTGGAGCTCGGCTTTGAAGTCGGTGATGCTCGTCTCCACTGCTGCCGGGAGCTCGACATTTTCCAAACTGGCTTTGAGCTTGTCAAACTCGATGACCAAGTTGTCATACTTCTTTTGTTGCTCGCCCCAAATCTTTTTGACTTCGGCGCGGATGCCCGACACTTCGTTGCCTAGTTCGCTTAGTTTTATTGCCATACGTTCTATCCATTCATGTAGGTCTTGTTTCGTTGCGAGTGCGGAGTGCGACCTGTTACGCTCCCACTCTTGCTTGCTTGCTTCCGTGAAGTCCCTCACCGCGTCGGTGAGACACGAAATTGAATGAGCGATGCCGGAATGTTGTTCTCCCATACCTTGTTTCATTTTAGAGGTAAGCCGTATATAAATTCTCCGTATTCCGGAGATTAGGAAGGACGTCAAATCTTTCCACCAAGTAAGAGCCTGCATGGTTAATAGGGTCGTCCGGCGTATCGCTATCCATCGGGCCCTGGGCCAGCCGGTCTCCCATAGCCATCTTGCGGTCCACGTAGACGATGGCGCGGGAGAGCTGCTTCTCCCCTTGAGCGCTGAGATACTCCTGGCCGACTTCTTCCCAGCGGCAAGCCACTTCCACCGGAGCGTCGAAAGAGTCCGTTCCGTATTGGTCGGTCGCTCCTTTCTTCCACCAGATAGCCGTCTGCCGGCGCATGCTTTTAATCAAGCTCATGCAGCCACCTCCGCCGGAGCTAAAATCACATCCAGTTGCTCGAACGTCATCGCCGGAAATACCATCAGCTTGGAACCGCCGTCGGTCACGTTGAGCACTTGCACGTCCGGGCGGAGCGAAGCGAGGCTGGCCGCCAGGCACTTGAACCCTTTTTGGAACCGGACGAAAGACACGTTATCCGTAGGCTTGCTCCGGTGCTTGTGCCAGTGACTCTTGCCGCCCGTGCAAGCCATATCAAACCCCAGCAGGAAGATGCGGGCAGCGCCGAGCCGGACAGCCAGATTAATCGCCGCCGCTCCAGTGGAATAGTTCCAAGCCAAAGACGTCCCCGATTCCTGGAGACCATCTCTGACTCGATTCATCCGGTAAAGCCACGGAGAACCTAAATTGATAAGCGAAGGAGCGCACGAGAGCACTCGCCCGCGAAACTTCTCCAGCTCCCACTTGGTCCGGTGGAACCAGCTGGCGTCCCCGAACAAGCAGACGCGGACTACTTCCGCGCCGAGCCGAAAAGCATCATTGCAGCCGATGGTATTTCTTCCCTTGAGCTTGTTCCAGGCAAAGTTCTCCAACGAAGAGCCGCCGCCGATAATAAAAGCGTCCGACTCTTTCCATTCTTCAATTGGAGACCATAGTGGCATCATTCGTCAACCGTGCCGACCCAAGTAACCGACGCAACCCGGCTTCCGCCGCCAGCCAGTGACCGGTTGAGCGCCGTCAGCCCGCCTTGTGTATCGAGCACCATCGCCTGCTGGCCGTAGCGGGTAAGAGCAAGGTTTAAGTCCACCTTCGACTCGAAAGAAGCGCCGACGCTGCCGGCTTTCTCGTTCGTTGTGCGCGGGTCCCGTATCGCGTAGAAGTGAGCAGCCAGCCAGCGCTCGATTAGCTCCAGCCGCTCGATAGAATATCCGGCAATCGCGCAGACTTCAGTAACGAGCTCCGACGCGGTAAAAATAAAAGGGTCGAGGTCGATTGTAACATCAACCTCGATGATTCCAGCGACAAGCGCCGGAGTAGTGCGAATAGCCATAAGACTTTCTCTTTGCTAACACGTCCTAACCGTCAGGATTTGACTTATAGGACGTGTTTATTGCTTTTGAGTGTCTACGTAGCGGTAGCTAATGGCTTACTTGTCTCGCATCGTTTGACGCGCAGCTGTGTGCTTGTGCGCTACGGCGGGCTTCTCTTCGTCTTCTTCCAGAAGCTGCGACCGGCGAGAGCCACCGACGCGAAGCTCTTCAGCCTTCTCTCCTTCGTCCCAATCGCCCGCGGTCGAAGCGCCGCTGACTCGCTCAAACTTTTGCGGGAAGAGCTTTATCAAATCGTGCGGAGAGTCGACGATTTGGCCCTTGGTATACCGCTTGTTTCCCTCTATGTGAATCCCGGTTACCACGCGGAACTTGTTTCCCTCGGTTTTCGTTTCTTCTTTAGCCATAATTTTTATTGGTGAACTTTTGTTGTTTTCGAGTTTACGGAGCCACGCTGTGGATGATACCCGAGTTGCCGTTGTAGTCAGAGCGCAGTTGCGGAACCATGATGCACATGACTTTGAAGTTGAGCCTCATCCCGCCGAGAGTCTCCCACTGCACCGTTGTGATATCCATGCCGATAACCAAACGGATAACGTCGCTGGTCATTTGCACGAGCACCGCCTGCGTTCCGGTAAGGTAATCCGCCGTCCGGATATCCGTGATACCGTTAATCTGCATGAGGCGTTGCCGCACGCTATTGTCTCCCTTGAGCGGGCTGTAATCGTTGTCGAGGAACAAGTCCCACGCGGGCGATACGTAGAGCACCCACGGACCGTGATGGAAGTTGTCCACCGAGTCCTGCCGGAGCGCCAGGATTTCTCCGAGCAATACTGCTGGAGTCCAGCCGCTTGCAGTCGGAGCTGTCAGTACTCGCGTCACCCGTCCGGGAAAGTTAGTCATCCCGTAAACTGTCCCGCCGCCGTAAGTAAACGTCGGCGCGATTCCGAGCACCAGCTTCTCGGCTTCCTCTGCCACCCGACGGGCAGCAAGCTGCGCCGTTGCAGTATCAATCGAAGAGCCAAGGTTGCGCGATACAGCGATTTGACGAGCCGAGAAAAAGAAGTCCTTGTGAATCACCGGCAAGGGCAAGTTCACGAGGTCGAATTCCGGCCGGTCCGACTCGCTCTGGCGAATCGGGTCCATGCTGATGGTTGCCGGCGTGATATCACCCATCGTCTCGCTTTCCAGCACCGTTCGGCTCATGCCGTTCGGGATATTGAGGACAAGTCCCGCAGAGCGCAAGTCAGCGACTACCCGGAGGCGCTCTTTCGCTGCTACAGAAATCGAGTCGTCAATCAACTTCCACTCTTCCCGGCGGAGCGAAGCCGTATTGTTAGTCGGAACCGCCACCATCTTGCCGTCGCCTTGGTTGCGAGCAATGTAGCTCCGCCCGTCCTTGCCCTGCCACGGGCGCAGTGCAGCAATGTCGAACCCACTGTGAAGTAATTGGGTGGCGACGTTACCGTTCGCCTGCCCGTTTAGAATAAAGTCCATATTGATTTTTTCTGTCTTTTGTTTTTGGTTGTTTAGAGAATACGGACTTTGATACGTGAATCAGTGTCGTCCGAATTGCTTTGGTCCACTGCTTCTACCGCTACAGCGATACGAGATTGTCCCGCTTCGCTGCCCGCTTCCACTTGGAGCGTTCCGTCCCCGTTGGAGATTAGATAATCTCCCACGTTGGTAGCTTCGCCGCCAGACAACCACGCTTGCACTACGTCGCCCTTGTTGGCGATAACGTAGAATACCCGCTCGCCGACTGCATAAGCGTCGTCAATCGTCCGGCCCTGAAGGGCGTCTTCGGTAGCGAAAGCGGCTTCACACGGACCACCGACTTCGTTGTGCTTGATAGCCCGGCGGTCGTAACCACTATCCGTCGGAGGGATGATAATCCCCGCCGAAGTGATTTTGATTAAGTGTCCCGGCTTGATAATCCCCGCGGCGGTCGCTTCCTCATAACGACCATCGCCGATGAGGTGAATCTTTGAAGGTCTGCCAGCTGCATTCATATTGTATTTTTCTTTGAGTTGACCGAATTACGCCGCTTTCTCCGTTTTGGAAAAGTTCATCGTCGGGAGCGCCAGCACTTCTTCTGCCTCTGTGTTTGTCGAGGGCACGGGAGCTTGTCCGCTATAGTTCGCCGGACGTTGCGCCACTTCTGCACCACCAGCCAGCCGCGCCAGACTCTTCAGTTCGCCGAGCGGACGGTTGTTCAAGTCTTCCTTCGAAAAGGAATTGTTCTTGTTGGCAGTAATGATATCCACGAGCCGTTGCTTCTCCTCGTTGTGGAGCGCCATGCTGTTGGTCAGCACGTCGCGCAATGCTTTGGGAGCATTCTGAATATACTCTTCAGCCGTTACCGGAACGGGCGGCTCCTTTGTGGGGGCCGTTGTGGGCTGAGATGTGTTACCCGTAGGAGCCGCCGCTGGAATCGTTGCCGCGCCCGTTGTAGTTGCCGCAGGCATCGGGACAATGGTCTCTTTTGCCGGAAGCTTGATTTTCTCCAAAGACTTTAGGGGAAGCGCCTGGAGCGTGGCGCGGTCCTCTTCTACCCAACCCGCGTTGCCGATTAGGGCGTCGACGAGTGCTTTCTTTTGTTCTGCTTCAGTCATAACTGTTTTCGTTTCTTGTTTGTTTTGGTTCCCGACAAAGGCCCCTGCTACGCTGCGGTATTCAGTGACCCTTTTTACTTCTGTCGGCTCTCCTTTATCCAACGACACACCTCCATCGTCGTCGGTAGTATAGCCGAGTCTCCAAAGTTTCCCGTCTTTGGAGAAGATAAAAAAATTCGAATAGACGTCCTGCACCCAAGGCCCCGAGATTTCGCCGGACTTGGAAGCAGTAGAGAATCTGGCGCGCAGCAACTCGCCAAGCGTGGAAGAGATATTGCCGAACGAAGACTCGTTGAGCGAGACGTCCTTGTGAACTTCGTTGCGAAGGAAGCCGGCGCCATCAGCAATACTGCACGCGCCGACTTTGTCTGGCAGCAAAGCAAGGTGGTCCGGACGATAGTTGCGAGCAATCGCCACGTAGTCTTCTTTTTGCCACTTGCCGGGAGTCTTGTCTTCGTCGACAAAGACGCCGGTAGACAGCTCCATCATCTCGTTGGCTTTGACCGCCGCCATTATCCGCTCGTCGATTATATCGGCTCGGGACTTTTCAATCCACGCTTCCGACTTCAGCCGCCCCTTTTCATACTTGGTATTGAGCATAACGCCCACTTTGCGATTGTTGATAATCGTGGGGTCGCATGCAGAGATACCTTGCCCGTTGAGCTCGGGATGATAGACGACTACTGGCTTGTGATTCCAAGCTGCCGGCGTCTTGCTAAGCTCTTCCTTCGGATATAAAAGTGGCCCGTCGCTTCCGGCGTGCACTCCCTCGGTAAGTATCACCATGGGGACAACCAAGTGCTCCCGTCCTTCCAGCGTCTCGTAGCGGCACTGATTCGGCAGCAGGTTGCAAGTGAAACTTTGAAGGTGCCCCGGACTGTTCTCGTTTCGGACTAACTTTGACTTTCTGGTTTTATTCAGCACATTGCGGAGACTATCTTCTCCCAATGCATAAGTCAACTATTCCATTTTCCGCATCTTTTTGATGGCACTACGCGGAATGGTGAGCTGGTCCATATAGCGATGCCGCTGGCTTACGCTAGTGGAAATAGTTACCGAATGTTTGCCTTCGTGAACGAGCAATCCCACAGAGAGGATATAGTGGCGGCCGTCTCGTTGCGGGTTGTCCCAGCCGGGGCTGGTAAACGAGTCCTCCCACTTAATCTGAACTGCTTTAAGCTTTTTCACGCTTCTGTATGTGGTCGAGCAATACTCGACGGTTCGCGTCCATGTGCGTGCGGTAAGCGTTAGCGACGGAACGAGCGTGCCAACGGTGCATCAAGCAGAGCCACTTGTTGCGCTGAAATAATTCCCAAGCTTTGACTCGGCTAATCTCGTCCCGGCAGCGCCACGTCACGTTCGTAATATCCAACCGGCCAGATAGCGGACAAGCTCCACGCTGGTGGCGCTCCAGCATATAGATTTGCTGGTAGTCTTCCCAGCCGTAGCCGGCAAAGCGTTCATCACACCCGCCTAAGTCCAAGTATTCCTGGCGCCGGCAAATGAAGTTAGTCCCGGCCGGGCGCAAGTAGGAATTGGCCGAGTAAAAGCCGGGGTTCTCCATAATCTCCGTATAGTTGCGCTCAGTAAGGTCTTTTGTATCCAGCAGAGTAGAAGCTTTGCGGTTCAAGTAAAGCATTCCGCCATTGAACCACTCCCGCGGAGTTGCCCAAACTAGAATTGGCAGAAGCTCTTTGAAATAGCGGGGATTGGGAAGCGTGTCTATGTCGAGCTTCATTATCCACTCCGACGTGGACATCTTCGCTCCTTCGTTGTGGTAATAGCCGATGGAACGTCCCTCTTTGAAATGGATTCCGATAACGTCAACGGCCCACAAGTCCGTAAAGTCTAGCTCTTTGCGCGGAGCTACTTCTCCAATAAAAAACAGGAGGTGATTTACTTCGGGGTGAGCAGCGGCCCGAATTGCTTTCAGCCATACCTTCAGCGCGTCCGGCCGGTTCCAAACCGGGGTGATAGTTGTGAGAGTCACCGGGAACCGTCGGTTGGGTGTCTTTGTTCCCTATCTCCTAAATCTCGGCGGCTCGGAGACTTGTCGACTTTTTGAATCTCTAACTTGTGCTTAAGGCAATCGGGGCAGTCTACTTCGTCCCAATACGCTGACCACAAGTGGCCAGACGGCCAGACTTTCGGGACGCCTTGGATTCCACAAGGAGCTTGTCCGGCATGAAGGTGATGGACGACAGCTACTTTTCGAATCTGCGTCACTGTCTTGTCCGTTCCCGGCTTTGCTTTGTCCCAGCCGGCGGGCGTCATTGCGTCTACCCTTGCCGCCTCCTGCTCCACTTCCCGCGCTGAAGCGCCCACGCCAGCCAGTGCTTTGTCAGCCCGCTCCGCTGCTTTCTTGTCGGAGTATTTCAGTTCGTTGTAGCGTTTGGTCAGCTTGAGAATGTTAGCATCCAGCGTCTCTTGCCGCGAGATATCCATCGCTTGCCGGAGCCCTTCCATATAGAATTCCAAATCGCCGAGCTCTTCGATAACGTTGGCGCGGTCGAGCGGCTTGCGGTAGATAACCGGGCGCTTAATCGCGTCGAATAGCTCTCCGGCTTCGCTACAAATACAAGACGACATGTGCCAAATACTGCAGTCCCAAGGAGTCAGCTCGTTCAAGATATCTTCTCCAGGCTTGGTCAGCTTCGCTACTAATTCAGGGTGAGTAATCATTGTGAGTTGTGGTTTTTAGTTATCCGTTTAATTTCTCGGTCAATATAGTATCTGGCCTTCTGCAAGTCCTGTAGCGCGTCCCCTTTCTCTCCAGCCCTCCAAATATATTTCATCGCATTGCCTAAACAAAAGTTCATATGCTCGACCACTTCAATACATTCAATCCCCGAAGGAGAGACGTTATAGTGCTTGGCGCGATTTACCGGATGGAAAGGCTCGATAGCTGGAGCTTTAGTTTTCATAGTTCAGCTTCGCGCAGCGCTGCGAGCAGCGCGTTTGATTTTGCCGCTCCTTCTCCCTGCGGAAGAGACTTGACATAATCGAACCACCGGACGGACATCAGCCGCGGCCGGAACTGCAAAATAAATTCGTTCAACACAAAGCCATCCTTCTCCGGGTCTATCCGGTGAGCCACTGGAATCTTAATCATCTGCCCCTCGGTCATACCCGCAAGTAAAAAGCATCGCCCCACCCACTGCCGGTCATCTTAATTTCTTTCCGCTCAAAGCCACGATTGCCTAACCAGCTATCAATTTGAGCTGCTGATGGGCATCCTATGTAAAGCTCTTTTTCGTTCACTTCAATGTAGACCGAATCGAACTGCTTCAGCAAGTCGCCCATCCCGCGCAGCGCCAGCAGCTCGGCTCCTTGCAAGTCGACGTTGAGCAACCATCCGGGGCCGACTTCCAGATTGTTTTGCCGGAGCAAAGTATCCACTCGGATAGTTGCCATCCGAATCGTCTTGACGTAGCGGACTGTAGGGTGCGCTTGCGCGTGCGTCCCGAGCTCAAGAAACGAAGAGCTCTGGCCATCATTAGACGCTACGTGGAAGTCCACTTGTTGATTGTCAACGTCGCTTAAGCACGCTAATAACGCGACGGAACCGCGTATAGGAGCGATTTTCTGCTTCAGGACGTCAAATACTTGCGGAAGAGCTTCCACCCAGACAACCCGCTCGATTCCTGCAGCCGCGTAGGCTGGAGCTTCCTGTCCCTCATTTGCTCCTAAGTGGAGAACACCGGGCGGGCGGAGCGAATACTTTTTGCACAAATAGTCAAACGGTATCAGCATAAGAATGAGCGTAGAACCACGCGCCGGCGTCCTCCGGCTTGTCTTCCGGCAAAGTATTTACCTCGAGAAATCTTTCCTTAGCAAAGTCCAGTACCGCTTGATGGACTCCGTAGCTCGGGTTCAAGTAATCGTGGAAAGCCATTACTCCTTTCTCAACCAGCTTCGGATACCACGCTCGAATATCGTTCATCACGCCTTCGTAAGAATGGTCCGCGTCGATGTAAACGAGCCGCAAGCAGCGAGCTGGAATCCGCATCGCCACTTGCACTGAATCTCCTTTAAGAAAAGTGACCGCTGTCCGTACCGATTTCATTTTCTGCTTGGCTTGAGCGAAGTTGCTATCGTGCCAGGATTGCGGACAAGACGCATCTCCTTTCTGCGTCGGCACGCAAGCCCAACGGTCGACGCAGTAAAGCGTGGAGAAGACAATCGGCCAGTCGAGCATCTCCCGGCTAAAGTTTCCCTCTGCTACTCCAATCTCGGCGATACCGCCGGGGACGTTCTTGACCAGCTGCCACAAGTCACGTCGATATTGAATACTCATAAACCAGTCCGGTTGCCAAAAAGGTAATTCAAATAATCATAGCCATCGCCGCCCGGAGTATATTGGCCCTCGCGGATAATCTTCAACCCCTTTACCGGAAGCTCCAACTCGTAGAGGAGCAAAGAAAATTGAGTCTCCGGAGCGAAAACATAGTCATTCTTTTGAGCGGTATTGTAAGTATTGTGCTTCCGGTTCGTAATCAAGCCCATCCGATTAAGATTAGGGAACAAGCGCTCAGCTACTTCCCGCCCAGAGAACCAACAAAAGTCATCAGCCCATTCCATCTCGTCAAATGAGATATTGCCGCGCACGCTCCCGCAAACAAATAGGGCGTTCAAGTCGTCTATGTAGCGCCGGATATCCCAAGACCAATCTACCACGAAGTCTGGCCGCGCTCGCATAACGTAAGCATAGCGAGCGCCCCGCTGGACTTCGTACCGCTCCATAGCTTCGTAGCACGTCCGCACACGGTGATACTGGTCAACTACGTAGCCAATCCCGGCGTCTTCCGGCAGCACGTCGTTCCCACTACACGGCGGCGGCAGTCTTCGTAATCTATTCTCCGCTTGATAGAGCTTGATTGCTTCAGCCATCTTCCGCCGGTTAAGCGCTACAGTCAGTTGGTCAGATAAGCTCTGGTCCTCAACGAACAATATCTGCTTGAGCACTTCCGGCCCGAGCAACTCGGCAATCTCCATTACTTCCGAACTGGTAACCAGACGCTCCTCTCGCACGATAGTCTTGCCTTTCTCGTGCCAGGTTAAGCGGTTAGCTGAAGAGACAACCAGCGGAGTAGACGGAGCCTTGCGAAGCATATTTTTCCACGACGTCACAATAAAGACGTCCGCTTCACTCGGCCGAGCTAAGTTGTCGCGCAAAGAGGGGAGCGAATTACGCCAACTCCCTAGCCGGCCGGATAATAAGATAGCTGTCTGGTTCACGCTCCCCGCTCGGCCATCGCTTTGTCCAGCTGCGCCACTTTTTCTGGAGTCAGCATGGCAATTACTTTTCGCGCATGCTCCGGCAGTTCCCGAAGGTGTTTGTCGCCGGGCAGTTTTAATACCCGCGATACGTCGAGCGTCAGCATCGTCATCTCGTTGATTTGGTTTTGCAGCTCGGCTAACTGCCGGCCGGCGTCCGGTTTGAGACTAGGACTAGGGTTTGGACTAGGACTTGGATTCATAATTTTCCTTTGTTTTGGTTTGCTTCGTGCCATTCAAATTTCGTCGGGTCAAAGTCTTCCATACGTTGCGCGAACCAATATGGGCCGAGCTTGCTAAAGCCAGAGAAGATAGTCATCCCCTTGCCGATATCCGACTTGTTGTCTCGTTGAATAACGCTACCGGGGACGAAAGCGAAAGTTTGCAGCTGCGGTTGGATTTGAATCATTGCCCAGTCTATTCCCATACTCAAGTCCAGCCACTCGTCCAGCAAGTGCAATACTCGCTCAATACTCCGGTCGCGCACGACGTAAGCGTAGGTGCAGAAAGCGCCGTAAGTCCGCATCATCCGCGGGTCGTCCGTAGTCTCTGCGTCCCGACCCAAATCTTTCTTGTGCCAGTATGGAGGATTGACGTGGAAAGTGGCACCCAGCCACAAGATGTCCCACCAATTGCACTTCGCTAAGAACTGCTCCATATAATGCAACCGCAAGTGGAAGTCTTTGCAGAATATCAAATCGTCTTCCATTACCCAAGCGTGCTTCTTTTGCTTGAGCGCTTCTTGCATGATTTTGACTTGAGAAAACCAGCACCCTATCGCTCCAGGAGTCCGGTTCTGCATAACTTCTACTCGCTTAGAGTTGCCTTTGTATTCGCTAGGGAGCATCCCGCGCACGCGAGTAGCGGGGATATGAGCTTCGTCGCAAGCTTTAGTCATCAAGTCCAAGCGGTCCCAACGGCTATCGAGGTTGACGAACCGAATACAGCTTTCTTCGATTAAGTTCATAAAGCAGGCAAGCGAGCGACGAGAATATCACCAATATATTCAGAAGAGTTGACGAAAGAGATTTCAAAGTCTGGATTGATTCTAGCCAGAGCCATCTTTACTTCGTCCAGCGCGGGGAGCTCTCCACCGAACAAGCGCACGTCATCAATCAGTATCGTATGGTCTTTGATTTCGTGCATACTGATAAGCAGCAGCTCTTCTATCAAGGGACAATCTTCCATATCTCCGCTACCAGAGCCGCAAGCGTGAGCGTCGAGCCAGAACGTGCAGCGGGTCGTTACTTGTGGAAGCAATTCGCGCAAGAACTGGCGAGAATCTGTATTGTAAATATGGACCTTAGTCCCAAATTTCTCAAACCGACAACAGCACCAACCATAGTCAAAGGGGTTGAGCTCTACCGAGTAGATGCACTTAAACCCGGCGTCTAGCGCTGCTTGAATTCCATTGCCGCGATGGCTCCCCGTCTCGATAAAGACCTGGTTGCGGTATTCGCTCAAGAAGTGTTTGGGACGAGGGATTGGCATCAATCAAGTCTTTCCCACTCGGGCGGCACGATGTCGCTCGTATCTAAATTCGCCCAGCCGGGAGTTATCCAGTGAGCTGGCATAATGATTCTCTTCTCCACGTTCTGGTTCAGCCACGCTCCCCACCAACTGAACGTGCTGGCAGAGCAAATATGGTGCTCGCAACCAGACATCTTTTCCAAGTCGCTTTCTTCGTCCAATCCCTCCGAGAACCGGCAATCTGAACGAGCGCCAAACGTAGTCTTGCACCACTCGATATCGTCAGAGAAGAAAAGAAACTCAGCGCCAGGAAACTGTTCCATTGCCCGCTCATACCACTCCTTCGTTACCGGAGGGTGCTTGAACATGGCTCCACGCTTGACGGTCAAGTAGTCTCCACGCCGCACGTGCACTGATACCGTTCCGAGCAACGGAATCCAGCTGAAACTAAAAGCGTTCAGAATCTGGCGCCGGTAGTCCTTGAAATACTTTTCGCTCTGCCAGTAGCCGTCGAGGATAATATTCTTGCTGCGCCAATACTCGTCGAAAGCAATTAGCGAGTAGTTGTGCCCCTTTTCTTTCAGCTTCACCCAAGTATTCTTCGGGTCCCACTTGGGGTTGACCAAGTGCTGGAGATAAATCGGATGGTCAGTAGCGTCCCGAGTCGTGCTCGGTACAGTAAAGTCCAGCGCGTGCTTCCAAGCGTAAGCCATCGCAGTGGCAGCTTGAAAAAGAAAGTTGCCCATGCGCCCGACGTTGTGGAACGTAACCATTATCGATTCTCCGTCCAGATTAAGAAGCCGACAGTAGCTAAGAACACGACTGCAACTATTGCATCCGCCCAGTTCATCTCATTTCCCTTAGTTTCCGTTCGATTTGTTTTGCCAGATTGCCGGTCTTATGGCACTCCGTCTTGTAGTGGCTGCCAGCGTGAACCCGATGTTTGTAACATAAACGTGGAACAAAGTAAAGCCGGTTTCCGTCCTTAAGCCAGTTGTAATTTTGGAACAAGCTATCCGCTGTATGCGGGTCGACTCGCCCATCCCAAACTCTGGAATACTCGTCCCGGCGGAAGAAATAATTAGCCGTATTGAGCGCGGTAAGGAAGTGCGGACGGTCGAGGCAGCGAGCCACGTTGTGGCGGTCAATCGTCATGCCGGCCAAGTGCCGGTAGTCGAAGCACGGCGCGGCATGAGTCGGCAAGTAAGCAGTCTGCGGGTCCCACGGCATGATATGAAAGAGCGCATCCAGATAGTCGGGGCCCATCACGTTGTCAGAGTCAAATAGTATTACCCACTCGCCCGGCGCCCGCTCGACCGCTTCCTTCTTGTTCCGGTAGCAGTCGAGGTTCTGCGCGTTGCGCGACAAGAGCACATTCGGATTGCCAGCGAAGTGAGCGAGCAGCTTTTCCCAGCTGCCATCAGTACTGGCGTCGTCGGAGATAACAATCTCCCGAATACGCGGGTCGTCTTTGACTTGAGCGATAGCTTCGAGGAGAAAGTCGAAGCGATTGAAAGTGGTTAAAGCTAAAGTAACCTGCCTCATTTGCCCATATAAAGTCTTTCAGCTTCTTCTCTCGATACGCCCCGCGCTATCGCTTGCTTTACCGCCAGCTCGTCTGCAGCCCGCTCGGCGCGAGGATTGTCCAGGATTTCCTCATGGATTTCTTTGTCTTGCTTGACTCCGCCTTCTATATAAAACATTTCATCGCCCATAGTCTTATTATCTCTTCTGCGCGATATACTCCCTAAAAACTTTGTAGTCATCGGCATTAGTTAAGTTCAAAGCGCCATTCCAATTACTATTCAACAAAGCGGCTTTACCAACAGGTATCGGCTCTCCCTTTACAAATACTTTCCCGAATCCGAATCCCTTAATCGGGATAACTTCTTCCTTCAACGCGGCCAGCTCACGAATTGATTTGGGGTCTTTTGACGCGAAGATTCTTTCCAAAGCTGCCGCTGTCTCATCTGATACTGACATCTTGTTCGGTAAATAATTTGCGTCTCTTCTAATGCTCCTTTCCGCCGCTAACTCACTTTGTGAAATAAACCGAGCTCCAGTATATTTTTTCAATTCCTTCCACTCGAAAGCATCCGGAGTAAACCCGTATCGCGCCCACGCGTAGCCGCCCACGTCAATATTTGCATTAAGCTCAATTCTTTCCACACCGAGATGGTCCCATATTTTGATTTGATTGCTGGCAAGAGTTTTAGAGATAGACCCTCCCTGAAGCCCGTCTCCTAGCTTTAGATAAGAATTTTCAACCGTCTTTGTGACGGGGTGGTAATACCGATTGAAGCTTATGCTTATCTTGCCGATTTCTTCCTCTGTAGCACTTGCCGGAAACATACTTAGCGGCTGGTATCCAGCAAATGACCAACGTTCCCCAGACCGACTTATTTGCAATTCAATCCCGTGCTTCTCTACTCCAGCCAGCATAACTTTTTTGAACTTCTCCGGACTCATACTAAAGTCTTTTTGAAACTTCGCTATGTCCTCCGGCGTGCCGAACTGTATTCCTTTAGCTCCCAAATCCCTTCGTATTATTCCCAACTGGTAATCTGTCTTCCCCTCCGTCACAATCAACTTGTCGGCAGCTTCCGTGAGGTGCCCTACTCCGTAGCGTTCGAAAGTAGCCGGCGCGGCTTCTTTGACTACTTCTTTCGCTGCGGCAGCTTTAAGCTCGTCCAACGTCTTCAACGCTTCTTTAGTAAACTGCGAACCGTCCGCCACCAGCTCTACTTTCACTACCCGAGTAGAAATACCATTAATTACTTGCTGAGACTCGCTGACAATCCGCATCCGAGAACCCGGCATCAATACAGCTTCCGGCAAATCGAATACTTTAGCATGAGTCACTACAGAACCCTTAGGGACGATTACTTCAAACACCACGCCGCGTTCCTCTCCAGACATCGCGTAGATTGACGCTCGCTCGGCGGTCAAACCCATGTGACGCACTCCGCTGAAAACTATCTCTTTTTCCTTTTGTTTGAGCACTGCATCCACTCCAGCTTTATCTATCCCAAAGAAATACTTCACGTCTTCTTCGCTTATAAAACGAGGGTCCGAAATAATCTTCGCCATCTCTTCTATCCCGCGAATTTCAGGAGCTACTCCCCATTCTTTCATCTTAGCTACGCGAACCGGGTCAGCTAAGTCTCCAAAAGGATTTGTCAAACTACCAGGAAGCCCTCCCCTACTGACTAACTCTAATCCAGCTTCTCCCTCTTTAATAAAATTAGCCGACGCAAGAAAATCTTCCAAGCTAATCGGACTGGCTTCCAGTTGCGCTGGCTCTTCGGTAACTTTGCTCGCTTCGGCCGGTATCCACGCGCAGCGGCAATTCGGGTGGAGCGGAATTAGCCCGTGAGCGTCTTCCGCATCGAATACTTTTCCTTCCATACCGGCGCACTCTTCGCATACGCGGTCGTCTCCGGCAGTCGACCATTCCGCTTTGACTCCGAGCTCAGTTACTCCCAGACGCTCGAAAGCATCGAGCTGCCCCTCGGCGTGGGCGAAGATAGTCTCGGTGCGAGCAATCAATAGCGCCCGGGTATTCGTCAAGTTGTCGATATTGTCCGCCATCTCTTTGGCAATCTCTGTAGGACCGCTCCCGTCAATCATCCCTTGCGACAGGATGCGGTTCATATTGCTCCCCATCTGCGCCGTCACGCCTTTCAAGTCTTCGAAAGAGCGAGTCGCTAGCAGTTCAATCTTCGACCGCGTTTCGGGCTGGTTGAAAGACTGGCGGAGAAACTCAGCTTGGCTTTGGTCGATATGCTTGGGGTCGGTCGAGTCGAGCGCACTACGGCTGGCGAGATAAGCGTTGAGCTGCCCTTGCTTGTAAGCGCTCGTAACGTAGGGAGTCATCCACGGCTTGTCGGCCGGCGTGCCTGGAGTCGCAGAAAAGATATCCGCTTTGACTTGTTGCGCGAACCATTCCTGGAATGCGCTTATCTTGCCGGCGTCAGTGCGGAATTGAAACTCCCTAGGGCTGGCGTGAGTGACAAAGGGGTTTGTCTTTTCTCCGAGCCCTAGCGCGTCCTGCTCCGCGATAAACTCCTTGACGTGCGCTTTGAGCTTGCGAAAGCGCCGAGCCATCTCAGCTACGAAGCGCTTCCGGACCATCGTAGTCCGCGTAGGGTCTTTCTTGAGCGGATTGGCTCGATTACGGACTAAGCGAGTCCGCAAGTCCAGTTTCGGCGGCTTAGCAAGAGTTAAAAGCACGTAATTTAGCGCAAGGACACGCTTAGGAGCGATGTTTAAGCGTCGTTACGAGTAAACGGGGCCGGCTTTGCTGGCGCTCCGTTAGGCCGGCTTCCTGGCGGCTTCGCTCCAGGCGCCACGATAATCGGAACGGGGTCCGGCTTGCCAGCTTGCTTGAGCGTTCCATCTTCTTCCAGCGTCTGCTCTTCCGACGCGTCGACCACAGCTTGGGCTTCTTCGTCGCTCATGCCCAGTATCAACGTAAGGTAAAGGAACGGCGGCATCAAAGCGTCGACTCCGCCCTGCACGTATTTCGCCAGCGCGTTGGTTTGCTTCTCGGTCACATCGGCTTTCTCGGTATCGCTCGGGCTGTTCAAGTCTTTCCAGTCGACGCACAGCGTATTTTCTTCCTTGAGCTCCGGCAGGATTCCGACGTTGACCAGCCGCTGGATAAACGGGCGCACGATAAACGGGTTCACGTAGTCTTGCCGCCGGCGGTTCAAGCGTCGATTCCAAGTCCGCGTATCCTGCCCGCTGGCCAACTGAGCTTGCTCGCTCCCAATCAGCACGCGCCACGGGACTCCGAGCGTAGCCGAGATAAGCTTGAGATGGACTTCCACGTGCGGACTGGGGTCAGCGATATTGACCGCGAGCGACTTTACTTGCAGCCCCACGGTAGCGATGTAGCGCTGGAGCCCGTTCATATAGTCTTCCATCTGCTTCTTCGTCGCGGGAATATCGAGCTCAATCTCTTCTCCGTCCTTGCCGGCGTTAGTTTCCAGGCTATAGCCAGGGAAGCCACCTTTCCAAAACATCTCGCCAGAACCGCCAGCTACTTTCCGCAAGTCGAGCAGGCGATTGAAGACTTTCTCCATGCGAGGCGTTCCATAAATCTCCGAGTTGGTCCGGTTGTCTGCGATATGGATAATCCGGCTCCAGTGAACGTCCACCAGCTGCGTCGAAGAAGTCTCGTTAGTAGCCGCTGTATCAGCAAACTGAATTTGATAAGACGTCGGCAAGCCGTAGCGCGGGTTCGTCGCATCTCCTTGCAACGCTCCGATAGTCACCAGAGACTCGTCGAGCGGGCGCACGTAAAGCAACTCCCGCTCCTGATTGCTGACTTTGTCTCCAGCTTCGTCTATTCCATCGACTGGTTGACTTAGCGGAAGCCCATCATCTATCCCTAGCAAAATCACTCCGAACCGGCCGATGCCACTTAAGACGTCGGCCCGTTGGAGATAAGACAGGAGTGACATTCGGCCATTCAACTCTTTCCAAGCTGTCTCAAATTCCGTTTCTTCGGGGTCTTCAGTCTCGTAAATCTCGGGGTCGTCGCTCCACGTCTCTTCCGGAATTACGCTGACGACTCGCGCTGCCAGGTCGCCGCGCTTCCAGAATTGCACATAGTCAGAAGTAGTCAGAGAAGCGGGGTAGCCACATTCCTTGTCAAGGTCTTTGCGCGGGTCGAGTAGCTTGGCAAGCCACGCTTGGCGGGAAGTAAAAGTATTGCGAAGTAGTTGGGCGATATTGAACGTCGGTTTCTTAGCCATGGCTGAGAACCCTACTACGTCAATTTGAAGTTACAAGCTTTTTAAGAGCTGCCACTTCTTCGGGGTGCTCGTCCCGCCACTGCTGCCAGCTCTCGTCCGTCAGCTTGAACTTTATCCAGGTAGGGTGGTCCGGTTTGGGAACGAAGAGACAGACTCCTTCTTCGCAACATTCGCAGATAGACTTCCCCGATTCAGTTACGTAAAGATGCCCCGAGCAAAAGTAAAGGCCGCACCCAAACTCCCCGCCGTAGGGCTCGCTCCCGCAGACGTGTGATAGCCCGCGGTCTATCTCGACGTTGCAACCGGGGTAGTCGCAGTAGGCCGGAACGCCGTAGCCGATATCCCGCTTCCACTTGCTATCGTATCCGATTGACCAGCCCATTTCGTATTCTCTTTTTATACGCCGCCTGCTTGCGCAGATGGTCGAGACACATATCGCTTATCGCAAAGCTTTTATTGTTGCAGAAGATACACAGCCCCTTCTCCCGTTGCTTCGCTTGCCAGCGCAGCGTATTAGCGAGCCCTTGTCTCACGGCCGCCAGATTTCAGAGTCGTGGTCTCTATACTCTCCATCTGGTGGCTGGTCTCCTTCTTCCTGAGCCAGCCATCGCCCAAGCATCCATCCAGCAATACAAGTTACGAGCGCTCCAAGAATTGCTCCGACAATAAAGCCGGTCATAAAGTTCATTGCTTTACTTTCTCCTCGATGCGTTGGACGCAACGCTCCAGCGACATTTGAATCTCTTCCAGCTCGGCTCGGTTCGGCGTCGTTCCGTTAGCTAAGAGCCGCATTATATACCTCCGAGCTGGACCTAAATCACCGACTAAGAACGCGGCCAGTCGCGGCGAGCCAAGCTCATCCAGACACTTGAGACAACAGTCGCTCAACGCAGTCCCGCAACGCACGCACTTACGTTTCATTATTCCCTTCTATATTTCTAGGGTCGTGCTTCATCCAGTTGCTCTTCGTCTTCTCTTGATACGTTATCCACTCTTTGAGCGCGGCAATAGCGCTTTCTCGCGTAGAGTTTGAAGCATAATACATCCGGTCGCTTTCTCCAGTAGGGAACGCGAACACGACAAAAGTATAGTTCTCCGGCAGCTTGTTTTGCACCAGCTCGCACATCTCCTGAATCCATTGCTGGTCTTTCGGACGAAACTTGTCTTTGCTCATTCTGGTCTTACCAAGTGCCAAGCTTCCATCAGCGCGTTAGACAAGTCCGTCGCTCCTAACGTGGTGGAGCTCTTTGTTTTTATCCGGACGACAGAAAACGAACTTCCGTGGTCCACCAGCTCATAGCCCCACTTCTTCAAGTGGACTTCGTAGCCTTCGTCAGTGGAAGGCTCTACCAGCTTCCGCACCTTAGTTTTCTTTTTCATTTTTCCACCCTTCTATTATCTTCGGGTCCGGCTTAAGAAACAAAGACTGGAACGCTCGGCCGCTCAGCTTCCACCCCTCGGCAATCGGCTCGTAGACTTCTACAGTCTCTGGAGGAGGGTGCAAATCAGCCCTAACGAAAATCAAATTGCACGGCGTGCGGTAAAGTAGCCCGTATCCCTTGTGCGTTCCCAAGCCGACCAGAGCGCCGAACGAAGCGCCGAAGTAGTCGTCTCCAGCCCAGCGGTGATAAGGGTCATAGAAAATCGTCTTGTTCCCGGAAAGCGTAGGGTTGAATTCAATTACTACGATACACGGAGCCCAAAGCAACGCTCGCCAGAGCCAGTAATCATTCCCATCCACATCGATGGACAATACTCCACACGCCATCGGCACAACTTGATTGACATTGTCTACAGTAATATTCCGAAGCACTACTGCTAATCCTTTAGGCTCCCAGTCATACTGGAAGCCGGTCCAGCCGGCTTCCATAAGTCCCCGAATATTGGACAAGTGGTAGCCGTCGCCAGCGCCGAACTCGACCGCTACGCGCGGAACCACAAAGCCGCTTCGCTCGAGGAGTTTAACAATTTCGGCAATCAGCTTCGTCTCTCCGTATTGCGAATAGTCTTTCATTGTTTTGGGCGAGTTTACCCGAAAGGGGTAGGCTTTCTTCCATTTGTCGATACTCGCTGAGATTTACTCGCTACCTCTCAGTTCATCCGGGAGCTACCCGGCACGCTCTTATTATCTACACTCCACCTACTCTAACTTTCTTGCGAGCGAGGCGATTGAACGCCCCGCCGCTAGCGTCGACCTGGTCAGTATAGCGAGAGTGCGGAAAGAAACGCAACTCATCCAAATACTCTTTCGTCCACTCCCTATTCAAGCACTTTACGTTGCCGCCGCCGACTTGCGAAGCGAAGGGATACGCGCGGCTGATTTTGTCTCCAGTAGGATGGTAGGCAAATACGATAAAGCCAGCGAGCATCCGGACGGTATTCTCCCCGGACTCTTTGCCGCCAGAGCCGCCCTCTACTTCCAGCGCGATACGCACGTCCTTCCCATCCGTCTGCGCGGTTTGTAGTATCATCGCTTCCCGTTGCGTAGCTCCCCACTGCCCGCGCACTACGTCGAGCACCCAATAAACGCTGTGCAGTTCGTCCACCATCATCTTGACTCCGACGCTCCAGTTGCCACCCTCCTGCGTCCCCGCTTTGTCCCAGCTTCTAATTATCCGCCCGCGCTTGTTCGGCAGCGCGTCCACCAGTTCAATCTTCGATACTTGAAACATACCGCCGCCCAATGGCACGGGGTCCTGGAGGATTTGAGCTGCGTAGCCATAAGCGCCCAACTCTTGCTTGAGCTTGTCCAGCACGCCTTGCGGAAGGCGCACCGGGTCCAGCATCCCATCGATATACCTCTCCCCAAGCTCTAACGGCGATACGTTATCAGTCAACTCTCCCGGCAGGCAGATATGTTTTACCTTGCCGAGCTTTTGCGAAAGCATTTCCCCGCTGGGGTCTGCTTGATGGAGACGTTGCTGGATGAGGATAGTCGGAGTCACGCGCTTGTCGACTTTGCGCGAGGGGAGCGTATTGGTCATCCAGCGGTTGACGGACTTCAATTCCGCTTCGCTGAAAGACTCTTCGGGGTTGATAGGGTCGTCGACAATCAGAAAGTGGCCATGGTATCCAGTTACCAGCCCGCCGACGCCAACAGACAAGCGAAACCCCATCTGCGTATTGGTAAACAGCCCCTTGGTATTCTCGTCCTCGCGCAGCTGGATATTGGGGAAGCAACGCTGGTATCGCTCCGACTGGACGATATCCCGAGTCTTGAGCGAGTCTTTCAGCGCGACTTGATGCGCGTAGGAGCCACAAATAAACTTGGTGCTCGGCATACGCGCCCAGCACCACGCGGGGAACGCTTGCGAGCAGATGGTTGACTTGGACGAGCCGGGAGGGACGTTGATTACTACGTCATATTCTTTCGGCCATCCAGCGAATACCAGCTCGGCTACCTCCTGCAACTCGTCGCAGAGATACTTGATGTGCCAGTTAGCGACGAGCGGCTCGGCTACGATTAAGTCCCAAAACTCTAAGAGGAAACGGTAGAAGCTGCGCTTGCAAAGAGCCGCCAGAACCTTCTCTTCACTTACCTGAGTGAGCACCATTCTTTTTTCTTATCGCTTCCAAGAGCTTTTCGAGAGTCGGGGTATCCAAGTCCAGCGTCTCGATATCAACCCCAGTAGTTGTTATCTTCCCCGAGTGCTCCAGCTGAAGTATTTCCAAGCCGAGGATACGGTCCATTTGACGTCTGGCGTTCTGCTTGATTATGTATGGAGCTTTCTTGTCGAGGATATTGCCTTCCCACCAGGCGACAGAGTCTGCACGAAGCTCTTCCTTTGCTCTTTGGATATGGATAAGGAGCCTCTCTCGCGCGCGACTAAGGTAGGTTTCCGCAGTTGCGTGATTGACGTTGAACTTTTTCTTGACTAATGCCATTATGGTATGCTTCAAGACATGTCCCTGGCGCAAGAGCAGTTCGGTATATTGGATACGCTCCTCCATTTGCGCTTCCGTTGGCTTCTGGGGTTTGGGATAATATTTCCCTTTGGGTCCGACTGGCATAAATTTATTTTCGCAAGTTAGTCGTATCCACAAGACTAAGCAAGCTCTTTACAGACTTACAGTTGAAGTCTTCTCCCATCAAGTCTACATATCCCCGCGCATTCAAACTAAAAGCTATTTCTCGAATCGAACAAAAACCAACTTTGCGTATCGTTGCTACTACTGGTCGTAATTCGTTTACGTAATCTTCAGTAGCTTTAGCGATTTCTTCCGGAGAAACAATCGGCTCCCATTCTTTCCAGTCTCCAAAAGTTTTAATATCTATCAGTATCTTTAGAATACTAACGCACGAGCTGCAAAAGTATTGCGGACGATTCCCGTGCTTGATTGCTACAAATTGAGTCCAGTCATCACTACACATCGTACAGACCCAAGGAGTCTTATTAGTTCTCCCGTATATACTTATCATACTTTCTTCACCAGGCGGATAGCAAAGTCGAGCTGCTTGGTAGCATCTGGTTTCAGTATCAATTTGTTTTTGAATACGTGGTAGTTGACGCAATGCTGCCAGCGGCCGAAGCGCTGGATAATTCTAACATACCGGGGGTGGCGCTTCTGGAGCGCTTGCGCCATCTTGAGCCGGCCATCGCCTTGATACAGCTCGTCCGTATTGCCTCCTTTCATCGTCATCGTCTGTTGCTTGCCGGCGAGGAAAGCATTGAACTGGACCGTGCAAAGTCCGTCGCGAAGGACCCTTAGGGAGAGGTCCGTATCTTCGTTGTATCTACCGCGCCACCGATAGGGCAAATCGTTCTTGATAAGGATACAGGAGTAGATACGGGTATTCAAGACATAGGGCGGAATAACTTGCTTGTTCTTGGCAAAGAAGTGGTAGTTCATCCCCGCTAAGCCAACGTTCTGGTAGCGGTCGGCAAAGTCTTCGACCGCGCGGAAGATAGCGCCGTCAGATACCTTTACTTTGGCATTCTTGTTCCGGCGGAAAAAGTGGCGGATATTGTCGTCGAGAATCCAGTGGCGCTCCGCCCCGGACTTGATGGCGTGCTCCCATATCCAGTTTCTTGCGGGGATTGACCCCTTGCCGAGATTGGAGAACGGGAGAACCAGTATCTTGTCGCGGTCGATAACCTTCGCGTATTCCTTGCGTTCCTGCGGCTCCACCACGATATAGTAAGGGACGTGGATTGCTTCCAGGGTCCGGCTGGTTAGACGAGACTTCCAGCGCCCCTTCGATACGATGTAGACGGGGTATCGGGGGACGACTTGAGACTGGGCTGCGTAGCGCACGCCTTCCACCACGTTCCGTTCCCGCTTCGGGTGCCAAACGTATTGCGTCTTCGGAGTCAATCGTTGCCCGATTAGCTTGGCAAACTTCTCCCGGTCCTGCTGGCAGGTAAAGTGGACTTTGAGCGTCTGCCAAGGCATGAGGTTCTCTTGAGCGTATTTGGGCATCCCTTCCCATTCCCGCTCCCAGTCCAGGGGCATATCGAGCAGCTTAGGCATGGCGATTGTTTACGTAGTCAAGTTCCATCCCATAATTATCTCTCTCGCTCGAAATGGAAAGCCCCGATTTCAGCTTGAGCCGGTTCTTGGCAAAGGGGCGATAGTTGATGGAGTGTTGCCAGCGTCCCCATTTCTTTTTAATCTCCACCAGATTGCCGTGCTGCTTCTGGAGCGACTTGGCCATCCGCAATCTTCCATCGCCCTGGTAAAGCTCGTCCGTATTGCCGCCGGCCATGGTCATCGTCTGCACTTTGTCTATCAGGAACGTATTGAACAAGACCGTGCACAACCCGCCTTTCAATACCCGTAGAGAGAGGTCTGTGTCTTCGTTATACCTTCCCCTCCACCGATAGGGCAAATCGTTGCGGATAAGGATACAGGAGTAGATGCGCGTGTTCAAAGTAAACGGATTGATAGACGGGCTCTTTCTTGGGGCAAACATAAAATAATTCATCCCCGCCAGCCCGACGTTAGAGTATCTATCGGCGAAGTCTTCAGCGGCTCTGAACGTGCTGCCCGAATTTACTTCCACTTTCAAGTTGTCGTTCAGCCGGTAGAACCCTCGGATATTGTCATCGAGAATCCAATGGCGCTCGTCTCCAGATGCTAGCGAATGTTCCCAAATCCAATTGCGAGCGGGGATAGAGCCTTTCCCCAAATTGGAGAACGGCAGGACCAGAATCTTTTTCCGGTCGATTACCTTTGCATACGCTTTGAGCTCCTGTGGCTCGACCACGATATGATAAGGGACTTTGATTCGCTCCAGAGCTCTGGCAGTCAAGCGGGATTCCCAACGGCCTTTCGAGACGATGTAAATCGGATATCTCGGGTTGATTTGCAACTGGCTGAAATATCGCTTGTCGACATATCGGGTAATCTTCGCTTTGGGGAACCAGATGGACCGCGTGCGGTGCGTTACCGTTTGCCCGACCAGCTGGGCAAATCGCTCTTGGTCTTGAGCGCTAGAGAAATGGACGATGACTGACTTGAACGGCATCAAGTTGCGTTGCTTGAAATCGGGCATTCCGACCCATTCCCGCTCGCGGTCTTTGGGGATATCCAAGAGAGTTTTCATTAGCTGCCGCTATGTTGACACTCTTTTGCAATAAAAACAGGTCCTAGCGTGCATTCCTGACGATTCCTGCGTGCTCTAGTTCGGGACAAGATGGTTGTTTTTCTTCCTTCCGCTCAAAATTTGAATAGTGGCGATTACTGCGCGCGGACGTTGCTTGCGAGCTTTGACGATAGCCACTTTGCGCCGATACCCCTTGACCAGGAAGAGGTCTTCAACCAGAGTCAAGTAAAGCCGGCCGCGAGAACCGCAAGACCGCGTCGGCTCTGGAATCTTCCGATACCCTAAATACTGTCCGGTCTTCGCGTCAACAAAGTCCTCGACGTAGCCCAAGACTTCTTCGGGGTGGGTTTCGGGGTCCAAGAATTTATTCATACTCGTTCCAAACTTTTTTAATTTCCCACAAATCTCTTTGCATAAGCGGCCCGAGCTTCTTGATTGGCAGACCGTTCTTTTTCCATTCCCGAAGAAACCTTAGCTCGAACGCATTCCAGCGCTCGCCCCTTCGGCTTTCCCGATAGACCGTCGGCACATAGTCAATCGGTTTATCGTCTCGACGGTCCGTCTGGAATTCCCAAATCCGTCGATGGACTGAAGCAAAGCCGCGCTTCGACTTAAACCCTAATTGCCGTTCCGAAGAACTTCCAGCAAAGAGTGGATTCAGTAGCACCTTGTCGGTCTCTTCGTCCGTCCAGTCTTCTTCGGCTTTTTTATTCTTAATAATACTATCAGGCAACAAACCTTTCATAACTCCTTTTAGCCCTGTGCGTCTATTATCTTTCGGGGCTCGACTTCGGCTAAGAAAGTCTCTAGTGGAATCCCGACGATAGCTGCCAGCTTCCCTCCGATAATCAAACAGAACAAACCCGAAGGCGGAGGAAATACTGGCATAATCTGGTTCGCATATTTCCAACTCAAGTAAACTATAGATACGCGCCGGTCCCGGCGGCAAATAAGCATCCACGTCCGGCTCTTCGCTTGCCGGGCGCTCCGTCGAGCTTGACGCAGCGCCGCCACGAAAGGGTGAGTTTTATTATCCCCTTTAACGTCGAGCAAATCTCCCAAGCAACCGTGCGAGCGCCCGCGCTTGAGCTCGATAGTAAAGTAGCGGAGCAGTGGCTCGCCGATAGGGTCCACGGCCGCGATATCTCCGTAGCTGCCATACGTGCGCTGGCCCTTCTTCGCTCGCTGCGTCGCTCGTCCGCCAGATTGACTGGAGCGCCAGAATACATCGTCACGCTCGTCGCTTGTCCACCACTTGGAAAGCAGCTTGCAAATTTCTCTTTCAAATGCAGAACCTTTAGCCATTAGACTTCGGCAGTTCGACAAAGCACTTGTCAAATTCCTCGTTCGTTAGAACGATACACGTCCCCTCGCTGACGCATACTATCCAATCCGTCAGCTTGACTTTCGCCCCACTCCGGTGAGTAAGGTGCTGCCCGCCGCCTAAATCATGGAACGCTCGAAATACCCAAACCGGACGCGGCGAGTCTTTCAGAAACTGCCAGGCAGTTACGTCTTCGTGCGTCCCGTTGCGCAGCTGGTGAGTGGGTTTCATTTCCGGTAAGGAACTTTTACTTTCTCTGGCGGCTTCCCGTACTCGTCTTCGTATCGCTCGACCAAGTAAAGCGCCAACGTCTTGATTCGCTTGGGTCCCCAGAAGCCGTCCTTAGTTAACCCGAGCGCCCGGCCACCGCCGCCATACTCAACTTCCTCTTTGAACAAATCGTCATAAGCTTTGTTGGAAATAATCGGAGTCTTGTAGACGTGGTAAATATAACGGTGCGCCATTACCACGTCGAGCGTCGGAGCGAAGACGGCGAGCGACTTTGCTTCCGGAATTTGCTTCCAGTCCTCGTTGATTTCCGAGACCGGCCGCTGCAAGAGATTAGCCGTCGCTTCCAGCGGCACTTTGCGCTGCTTGTGCTCCGCGAGAATCGCGCCTTCTCTGGCGTTGAGCCGCTTCCCCTTCCGACTGGTCCGATGGAACGGCTCGTAGCGGATAGCTAAGTCGCGTTCGTTGCGCGTCAGCTGCTGGACGCGCAGCTTGATTTCCGCGACGCTCCGCCGCGGCAGAGCGTCAGCGATACTCTTTAGCTCCGCTCCAGACAAGTAGAGATTCCAGAGCTTGCCAGACTCGCTCTTCTTCCACGGTCCGCCGCTCATAAGCGGCTCCCGGTTACTTGATAGCTGGTCCGAACGACTGCCAGCCCAACAAGCCGAGCAAGATAAAAAGCATGGCGTTGAAGCCGAGCGGCCGATACGTGCCTCCGCCCGAAGGCCAAAAGGCCCACAAGCCGAAGAGCAACCATACTATCATAATCACCCAGAACAAAGTTCCCTTTGACATAGGGGCGGAGAGTAACAAGACGGACTGGAGATAGCAAGTTCATTGTTCGGTCTTCCGCCAGCCTGGCGGAACCGGGAAAGGGTGCCATTCGGGTTTGCCTTCATACGACTCTTCTAGCTGCCATATCGTCCCGTCGTCGCAGAGCGCCAAGACAAAGTATTTACCGACGGGGTCAATCGTCATAGAGATTTGAATTACTTTTCTTATAGTAACCCCTTGCCAGTAAAAGATTCATAAGTCTTCACTTTGCGCTCGAGGTCTGCTACTTCAGCTTTGAGCTGCGTATTTTCTTCCTGCAATGTTATCACGTCCACTACCGTGCCATCGACTAGCGGACGGAAGGAAGCGACGAGCAAGCCGGGTCGTAGCACGTTGCTAGCCGCGCCGGCGCAGAAGTTGACGCAGCGGACTACCCGCTCCGTATTAGCGCGGGCTTCAATCAAGTTGCGCCCGCGCCCGCCGGCCGTCGAGACGTAAGCCAGCATCCCTTCTGGCCCGCTGGCGATTTCAGTTCCGGACCCTTCGGGCATTACAAACCATGGCTCTTTCGTATGCGTCATATGTATCTCCGCTTTCTTTCTGGCAGGCATTCATTTTCAATTTGTTTCCAAACCATCTCCGTCAGCTCCACTACTTTTTGCTCCAGCCCCTCTTCCTCGATATGAGCGATAACTGCACCACGCGAACCGGTAAACAGAATATCCTTTGCGTCAATCTCCTTGTTTTCGTTCTTTTTCCAGTGCTTCTCAGCCACCAGAAAATCGACGCACGAACCCACATCGTCAATCCCTAGACCGTAGTAAATCGGTATCTGCACCGCACGGTCTTTGCCCACTTTACCCGTCACCCTATTCTTCTTTACCTCGGCCAGGCAACGAGCCCCCACCGTGCGCGGCTTTCCTCTCACCGTTCGCAAAATCTTCCCGACTACGCTCGTCCATATTTCCAAGTTAGCGTAGAAGCGCAACGCCCGGCCGCCGGCTCTGGTTCGCGTCTCGAACCCGAACTTGAGATTGTCGCGGGTCTGCCCGATAACCAGGAGGATGGATTTGGTCCGCCGCAGCCCCGCGAGGACGTGGCGCAAGTTCTCGCTATGGTATTTGGCTTTGCTGTCTCCATACGAACCCTTGGAATCCTCTCCCTCTTCAGCGGCTTTCTTCTGGATGGCAAACTTCTTAGCCGCCGCCTTAGACGTCAGCGCATCTTGAGAATCGAGGACGTAGATAAACGGCCGGCGAGCTTTAATCAAGTCAGCCATGCGGTAGTAGAAAGATTCAATCGTGCTGGACTGGACCCACTTCATCCGCTTGGCCATATCCTTCCCAAAGTAGTGCGCGACATCCATCAAAGCTCCGCCCTCCACGTCGTCGTAAATCAGCTCGTAATTCTTGAAAGCTGGCGAGCGACACGCTTCCGCGAAGCAGGACAAGCTTAGCCACGTCTTGCCGGAGACGCTATCCCCGACCAGATAGTAGTAGGCTCCTTTGAGATACCCGCAATCCGCACGGTCCGTACAAGCTAAATTGAGGAGGGTGCTCCCCGTCGAGAGAGCACCCTCCTTGGACAATACCGACTTCTCACGCGGCGCCAGCAATGCTTTCTTGTCCGCCGCAGTATTCATTACTTCTTCTTTTTCTTCGGCGCGGGCTCTTCGTCCCAATCGTCTTCGTCGTCTTCTTCTTCCTCATCTTCGTCTTTAGCCGGCTTCTTTTTCTTGGGCGTAAGCTCTTCGTCTTCTTCGTCGTCTACTGCTGCCGGTTTCTTTTTCTTAGGAGCCGCTTCTTCTTCTTCATCTTCCTCGTCATCCTCGTTAGCGTCCCAGCCCTTGTCATCTTTTTGGGAAGCAAAGCGATTTTTCTTTTTAGGTCTGGATTCATCTTCGTCTTCGTCGTCGGTATCTTCTTCCTCTTCGTCCTCGTCCTCGTCGTCCTCTATCGGCTTCTTCTTTTTCTTGGGAGCTTCGTCTTCTTCGTCGTCGTCTACCGGTTTCTTTTTCTTAGGCGTAGGCTCTTCGTCTTCTTCCCAATCGTCCTCGTCCTCTTCCTCTTCCTCGTCTTCCGGCTCAGCAGCCTTGCGCTTTTTCTTAGGCAGAGTTTCCGTAGTATCTTCTTCCTCGTCTTCTTCTTCGTCCTCTTCATCTTCAGCCGTCTGGAGAAGGACTTTCTTCAAGTCGTCGTAGGGTTCTTGAACCAGCAACTTGTCCAGGCAGTGAGTCTCTTCCAGAATCTCGTCATCGTATTGCTCCTTGCGCGGCTTGAAATCGATGGTCTCTGCTTCGACAAACGAATTGCCGGCAAAAGACTTCTCAGTAAAACCGACCTTCAACGTGAACCCATCCTCCAGGAAAAAGAACTTCTCCCAGCCATCGTCTTCGTCTGAGTCGCGTATCCGCAAGTCCAGCAACCTTCCGAACAAGTGGTAAGAGATATCCCACAACTGAACTCCCTTGTCCGGCTCTTTGAGATTGATGACGTTGAAGAGCTGGCGCTGCTTCGGAGACAGGTCCTTCGCTGCCGCTTCTTTGTCTTCGTCGCCGTCGGCCGACTTGAGCAAGCTCAGCCGGTGCTCACAGACGGGGCAGCGCCCCTTGCTGGACATCCGCGCGCACAAGTAGGAATCTTCATTCGCTCCGATGCCGCGATGGGAGTAATACGTCCGCTCATAATGGAGGTTGCCGGGTTCCGCCCACGGGTTGCCTTTGCCGACGATATACGGGATAATATCCAGCAACATCACTCCAGCTTTCGCTTTGAATAGCGTGACCTTATCTGGCAACTTCAGGTAAGGAGCGGAGTAACCCGTCGACTGCTTGTCAGCTCGCTCTCGGGCCGACGTGTATCTGCGTTCTGATTTATTTGACCTACTCATTGTTTCTCTCTTTCATTTTTTTGGTTTTGCTCATCGCGCCTCTTGGCCCGAAAATATCCAGATGCTCCGAACTTGACTACCATATAAGCTAGAACCGGCAACACGATGCAAGCCAGACCGCCGTAGAGCAGGATGGTAAGCAAGCTCATCAGTCAGTATGGCGGCGCACTTTGCGTTGCGTCATCTGCTCGACTGCTTCCCGGCCGCGCTCGGAAACTTTGGGGCTGGAGAAGTAGCCCATTCCGTGCAGCTCGACCAGCAGAGTCAAAGTCCGCTTCTTCGTCTCCAGCGCCCAGACCACTGCCTGACTCAAGTCAGATTGATAGCGAGCTTCGCGGACCTTCTTAGAAGCAGCCTTGAAAGTTTCCCGAGTCTCGATGGCCGCCTTGACTGCCGCTTCGGTAATCTTTTCGATACCGTAGACTTCCGGGTTGACCCGAATCTTCTTAGCCAGCTCGGCTTCGACTACATCCAGCTCTGCTTCCGCTTCCGCCACGTCCCGCTTAGCGTCGGCTGCCTGGTGGGCATACTTGAGATACTGAGACGGCAGCCGAATACATTCCCGGTCCAGATTATGCTCGTCAATCTGGACCACTGACTCCGTATTGTTTTCGCTCATAGTTGTATTATCTACTTCATACAGACTACTTCGTAACAAGCCGCCGCCAGTCCAGCCTGTTTCGAGTCGTAAAAGTTCTTGGAAAAGATATCAATAATCTTGAAAGCTCGCGGAGCCAGTTGCTGGTTCGCCAGCAACACTGAGCGAGCGTAGCCCAATACAAGGTAGCGAAGTCCTTCGGGGTCTTCGTCCTTCAAGTCTTTGAGCAGCGTTGCCACCGGAGCCCATTGCGCCCGGGGGTTGATTAGTCCACGAGCCAAGTCTATCGCCGCCGACTTGTTGACAGAGCTCGCTTGCACTCCGCGCATCTGCTCAGCGTCTCCTTCCAGACCAGCTACCTGCCCCAATACCACCAGCGCTTTGCGAGCGGAGCCCTCCGCGCACTCGACAATCCCCTGAATTACGTCTTCCGATACCGCAAGCTTCTCCGCGGCTACCACGTCTTCCAGAAGCCCTTTCAGTAATTTGTCCGCTAGAGCAACCAGGCGGACTTCCGTGCAGCGCGTATGGATAGCTTTGATAAGCTTGGACGAGTCCGTCGTCAGCAGCATGAAGTAGACGTGGCTCGGAGTATCTTCCAGCATCTTGAGCACCGCGTTCTGCGCGTCGTTCGTCAGCTTGTGCGCTTCGTCGAGCACCCAAATCCGGCAAGCGCCTTCCAGTGGGCAGAGATTCATTCGCTGGCGGATAAGGCGGATTGAATCTACTCCGCGGTCATCGCTAGAATTCACTTCGGTAAAGTCAGTTCCGCTGCAGTCCAGAGCTCGCCGCAAGATTCGAGCGATGGTTGTCTTGCCGCAGCCAGAAGGTCCAGACAGCAAGAGAGCATGCGGAAGTCCCTTGTCCAGTTGCTTCTGGAGCGAAGCGATAGCTACTTCCTGCCCGATTACTTTGTCCAGCGTACGCGGACGATAGCGTTTATACAACTCGACGGCCATAATTTCCTTTCTATTATCTAAGTCTTTTTCCTGGCTTAGTATATCCTCTTGCAATTCCTTTTTCAGCAGCCCCATCGTTATCTTTGGGACCAATACCCTCTTCTTTTTGATACCAGTTGCCGCCCGGCGGAGCTACTGCATATTCGATTTGCGGCGGCACAACGAGGAACGGGTAGTGCTTTGGCAGTCCGACTGATACTACGTGGTCGACAATCTTCATATACTTTTTCAACTCGGTTGTCTTTACGTCGCCGACCAAGCTATCGTGGATTTGCCCTACAATCATACTTTCCATCCCGCGCTTCCGCAAGATTCGATTTACTTTAATCAACGTCCACAATAGACAGTGGAACGCCGAGCCCTGAATCGGGTAGTTGCAGACCTGCTTCCGGTTGAATACTCCCGGCACACGGAAGCCAGTTAGCAAGTCGAAGTAGCCGTTTTCCAAATACTTTTTATACCAGACCCGGCGCCACTCTCCATACTTTTGAAAGCGTCGATTCCAAAAGTCATTCTCCACGTCCCGGACGTGCTTCTCAAACGTACCTTCTATCGGGTCAATTTCGGGGTCGCACTCGCCGAGCGTTACAATCCCCTTGCGCTTGAGATGCGCGTAAAGCGACTCCCCTTCGGGCGTCGTCAACTTCCCGCGCCCAATCCACTCCCAAAGCGAGCGAGCGCAGCTTACGTAGAAGTCTCCGTAGAACTGCGGGAACACAAACATATTCTTGGCTCCGTAGCGAGCTTCTTTACTAACTTCCGCCGGCTTGAGCTTGTAGAGTTGAGCTGCCATATCCCGATGCATATCTTTTCCCGGCGTGGAAATATACTCGATGAACACGGGGTCTTTGTGGTAAGCAGCAGACAGCGCTACTTCAATCCCTTTGAAGTCATTCTCAACTATCTGATGGCCCTCCGACGCAATAAACAGCGAGCGGATGATTTTGCTAATCTCTTCATCGCGGACGGGGAAGTTCTGGAAGTTGGGAGAGTCGGAGCTGGAGCGGAACGAGCGAGCGAGATGGAGATTGTAGCTCGGGTGGATACGGTCTCCGACAATCTCCCGCTCGATGCCTTTGATAAACGTGCCGAGCGCCTTCTCATACTTGAGGAACTTCGCCATCTTTTTCACAAAGGGGTGGTCGACTTTCTGAAGAGCTTCCGCGTCGGTCGACGGCGCTCCGCTCTCCGTCTCCGTGTGGACTTTGAAGCCCATAATTTCAAAGAGCACGGTCCCCAACTGGCTATGCGAAGTAAAGTTTGCCTTAGCGCCGAATCGCTTGCGCCACATCGCCCACACTTTGTCTTGCTCCATCTCCGTTTTAAGCGTGCGGATTCTTTCGGCCAGCTTCGCTTTCGTGCGCTCCAGCCGAGCCAAGTCAATCCGAATTCCATTCGCTTCGACGCGAGCGAGCTCAATCAGCCCGTCGTGGAACAGCTGGTAGCCTTGCTGGCGGATAGCGTGAATCTTTTTCATTTTTACTTCTGTTGATAGAGCGCAATACCTGCATCCTTCCTGCGCTGGTCGTATTCTTTGCCGATTCCAGCTATCAGCGCATCGTAGCACTCCGACGAACAAACACATGGTTCAGTTGGTTGCCCTTGGCAGCCGCAATCAAATCCGCTACAACAGTATTTTGGGTCATAATCTACAACAGGTTTTCCGCAGATAAGGCAAGGTTCGTCTTTCATAATCCCATATCTTTCATTTGCACCATCGCCAGCTCGTATTCCAGCCGCGCGTCCATGCCGTTGTAGAGCAGCAACGCCGGCGGATATATTTCGTCAATCCGATTGTAAGGACTACCCTTATTAGCGCTCGCTAAGTAGGGCTCCGTTGTCTCGTTGAAAGACGAGACGCCGAGCCGGACTAGCGCCTGGAACTTGAGCGAGCAGATACCCGGGCGGTTATCCAAGCAATGCGCAGCCAGCATCGTATCCCAGCCCCAGTTTCTAACTCCGTGCCCGAACGTCTTCAACGTCCAGCGCTCTTCCATTTTCAAGTTGCTCGATATCTTCTGGCTCCGCTTCGACTGGAGCAGCAGCCCCGTAACCAGCGAAGTTTTCTGCGTCCACAAGTAAGCAATCGTCCTCCGTCCGTTAGATAGAGCGCAAGAAATTATCTGGCCGTCCGGCCACTCTGGTTTGAGGCAAGTCGTTTCATAGTCGACGGCTATCCAACCGCCCACTTCTTCCATCTCTCTTATCGCGCGGCAAGCCGCTTCGTCCTCGAGCAAGCATTCAATCCCCTCTTCCCACTTCGGCTGCCGCGGCGGAAGCTCGTCCAGCTCAAACGCGGCTTGCAGATGGTTGAGGAATAAACAATCCAGCAAAGCGTCTTTCATCCGTAGCAGGTAAGCCGGATGGTAAGTCGGGCAAATCCAGTGGCGCTCAACCGGCATCCGCCAGCCGGTCCAACGGTCGAGCGCTCCGATATCTCTCCAGTATCCCTCGAGCACGCTGACCAGCGCCGAGCGCCCGAGCGTCAGGACAACTTGCGGCTCATACTTCCGGATAGCGTTGAGCAAGTTCGGCCGGCAGTAAGAGATTTGCTTGGCGTCTGGCGTGGCGTTTTTCGGAGGGCGGCAAATCAAAGCGTTAGTCGTCCAAGCGTCTCTATCCAAGTCCACTCCGATTCGCTTCAACGAAGAGCGAAGGAACAAACCAGACTTACCGACGAAGGGACGCCCTTGCTCGTCTTCTTCCACGCCCGGAGCTTCGCCGACAACCAAGACTCTCTTTGCGCCCTGGCCATACGGCTTAATCTTCGGACTCTCGCAAGTCTTGTAGAGTCCGCAAGCGCCACACTTCGGGACAAACCCGAATTCCGGCTTGTCTTTCTGGACTTTAGATGATTCGAAAAACCCGCGCATTGCGCTATAGTATCTCTGGCCAGCGCTCCTATTCCGTCAGGATTGCACGATAGGACCGGTTTTTATTTGATTTGAGTGTCAACATAGCGGCAACTTAGGGTCATTCGCTAGGAACGAAACCTAGTCTTTTGCGACTACCTGCAAAAGCCTTTGACCGTGAGCAACGACGCAACCGACTTTGTGGCGAATCTCGGGCGAAATAGCAGCAAAAGCGTCGCAGTAGACGCAACGAAAACCCCGGCCCATCAACTCTCCGCTACGAGCCGGCTTGAGCGCCAAGTCTACGAACTGCCCGACCAGCTGAACCATTTCCTTTTGAATTGCTTCAGTCATTGTCTTTCTCTTCTCCCCTCTCCGGCTCTTCTTCCTCTTCCTGCTTCTTGCCCAAGACCGTGATGTATTCCCAATGCCCGCCGACCACTTTCAATTTCGTCTCTCCGATTACCGCGTCATCATAGTTCTCGGAAATATACTTGAGCAAGTCCGGAGCGATGCAGAAGTCCAGCGCTGGTCCCTTGTAGTTGACCTTCTTCGATTCCTTATACCAGCCGGACAGCCCTTCTCCCCGAACGCGAATCACTCCAGTCGTCAACGATACCGATACCAGCGGGTCTCCAGACTTGTCAGCGGCGAAGATAGCCGCCCGGTCGGTCGCTTCCATCAGCCCTTTCGGGATGACGATATCGTGGCCGTCAACCTCGATGACTTTGTCCAGCGCGGGGTAGTCTTCGGTATAGCGACGGCAGGAGAAGATTAGCCCCGCTTGACTCTTGAAATGAATCCAGCACTTAGTCATCGCCACTTCGTCCATCCCGAGCGATACGATATGGCGCAACGAAGTCCCGCGCACCAAGACCGAAGACTTGATACCGGTCTTTACTTTTACCCGCATGATTTGCATGTTGTCGCACGCTTCCACATGCTCCGGATGAATGTGGATACAAGTCAGAAGAAAGCGCGACTCGTCTGTGCTGACGCAATGCTGGACTCGACTCACGGCTTCAGTAAACTCCTTGACGAGCGGGTGCCAATGCTTCGGAGTCTCGACCCTATCAATCGGGAGAAATATCTCCGCGTCTTTCGTCACGCCGAACCGCTTTTTCTTGCCGCGAAACTCCAGCTCTCCTTTCTCGTTTTCTTCCACCAGCAACTCGGGGTCAGTCAGCTTCCCCAAAATCGCCAGCAACGAAGCCGCCTGCACGGCGCCAGTCACTTTGATTCCGACTTTCATCCGGCAAGCCACTTCGTCGTTGAAAGTCATCACCATCCCGTCCTGGAAAGCGAAGCAACTCGATTGCTCGAGGAATTCTCGCGGAGACAAGCCAGCCTTGACCAGCTCCAAAACATTCAGAAACTCTTCTCGGTTGATTTTCATTCAATCGTATTATCTCAAAGCAAATGAAGAAAGCGTGCAGAGTATTGCACGCTTTCTTCCGAACTGGCGAGTCTTTACTTTTACTCTTTGGCCGCTTTGGCCAAGCGATACTCGTTCTTGCCATTCTCTTTGCGGACTTCCAGCAAACCGCTCTTGACCTGGTCGGCCAAGTTGCCGTTGATTTTGCCGGGAGGGACGCCAGACTCTTCTTCAATCTGAGCGATGGTTTTCCACGCTCGGGAAAAGGCCGTATTCGTCTGGGCGCGAATCGTCCCGAGCCGGCAGCCGTATTTGTCTTTCTCGACCGTCGACTTGCCGCCAGCTTTCTTTGCCTTGGCCGGCTTGCTCTTTTTGACTTTCCGCGCCGGAGTCTTCGCCAGAAGCTTCTTCAACTTCTCTTTGACGCTAGCAATGGAATCTTTCGCCCGAATCTTGATGTCCAGCTTGCGCTCTTCGATGAAAGCGCGAATAGCCGCCTTGTCCATCGAGTCGACATCAATCACTTCGTCAACTTCTTCCTCTTCGGCCGGAGCTTCGTCCGCCAGCTGGATATCGCCGTCGGCCGCAATCAACTCGTTCAACAGGGGGACGAATTGCGCTTTCACGTCGCTCTCGCTGACCTTCGTCGGCACCAGCTGGATTTTCTTGAGCAGCTTGGCGTCGTCCCAATCGGCGGCGCTCGGAAAGCCCAAATCGACCAACATAGCAACCGCGTCATTTCTCTTGATTTTCATACTGTTTTCCTTCTTTTGTTTTGAAGCCGTTATGGCCTCGATTGTTTTTATTATCTCCTTAGAGCGGAAAGATTCCCCATTTATTTTTGGGAATCTTTTCCACTAGCCAATCTATCGACCGCTTGTGGAAATACTTTAGGGGAAATTTACCACGTGGAAATCATTGCGGGGTTGACGAGCGCCAGAGAGCCGGCGACAGTGACGCACTTCGTCTCGTAATAAACTCCTTCGCGAAGGAGAATCCAGTTCAAGCGAAATATCCCCAGCTGCTTTTCCTTCTCCGTTTGATTCAACCCCACCATTCCAGTAACGTGAGAAAGCTTGCGCTTGTCTTCGCTGAAATTGCTCCGGCGCAAAAGGACGCCGTCGTATGACGCCGCGTCCGATTGAGTAGCCGTCAGAACCAAGCAGTGGTAATCTTGCGACAAGCGACGCAAAGCTTTCCACGTCTCGTTTGTCTGGTGCCGGAAGTCTTGCCCCTTCAATCCAGCTTCCGGCGCTAAGATATCCGCGTAGTCAACCACCACGACGTCCGGATACCAACCCTCGTGGATTTTCGCATCCATACTAACGCGGATATCCGCGACGGTCGTAGTCGAATTCGAAGAGCACTCCAACTCCAGTAGGGAAGAATTTGACGCGGTCAGTTTTAAGATTGTCTCTTGAGCGAGCTTTGCCTCATTCTCTGACAGTCGAGAGTCGTAACTGGAAGAGCGCCGCTTCACTTTTATTTTCCCATCCGACCCTAGTTGGATTTTAACGGGGCGCGATACGTCGCCAGCTTCCAGCGGACGGCGCGCAGCGCGGGCGATAAACCGCCGCATCATTTGGTTCTTGGACATATCCCCTACCGAAAAGAACATCGTCCGGCGCTTAGACTTCGCCGCGGCTCTCCACGCCACGTCAATCAACCAAAAAGATTTGCCGCGCTTCTCCGGCGCGAGGAAAGCGATAAACCCATCCCGGCAGAGATGCTGGCCGAAGAATTCTCCGATATCCCCAGGGTAAAGAACCAGGGACTGGTCTTCATTTATCGTCAGCGCTTCTCTCCACGCTTCAAAGTTAGTAAAGACAGAAACTCCAGCGCGGGCGTCAAACGATACGGGATTGAATTGCGCCATCTTCTCTTTGACCGTATCCAAATCTTTCCGCAACAAACTTTCCTCCAGAGAGTCTTTCAAGCGAGTATAACGAATCTCGGAGAAATAGCGGGACGCGGAATCAACCAAATACTCCTCGTTGAGCTCCTTCGCCAAAGCTTTGTAATCGTCGCTCAGAGAGCCCAAGTATTTTTCAATCAAATCCACTTCCGGAGAGTCTCCGTGCTTGTCCGCGAAGCCGCTAAACAGAAGTCGGATATTTTCCCGAGGCGCTTTTCCGTATTCGTTGTAGAAGTCCCGGCACCAAACGTAGATTTGATTAGACCACTTCGACCGAAACGGCTTCGCTTCCTGCTTGAGCCCAGAAACTACTTTGCCCAATACCCTCGAGTTGACAATTAGCGCAGTCAAGATAGACCGCTCTTCGTCGCTCTGGTATTTCTGGACTTTCACTTATACGTCCTTTCTCTGACTATCTCTTCAGCATATTGCGGCGCTCGATAATCCGATTCGGGTTGAGACTCCAGCCACTTTTCAATCTTGAGGAACTTATTGCGGAACGAGCGAGCGCACTCAACATCCGGTTTCCACTTGTCCGCAGAGATAGAAATATACCCTTGCAAGACTCGCTTCAGTCGGGGTTTGTCCCCCTGGATGTCTTGCAGCAATAGCCGCATGTCTTCATACCAAGTTTTACGATTGAAGCGCTTGTCTAGTTTCCTTTCGCGTCGCACATAGTCCTCTAGTTTGTCGCACGCATGCTTTATGAAAGGACTTGTATCTCCATTCAATCCAAAAAAACTCTCTCCAGCGCATCGGAATGCGCTGGAATATGTCTTCTTATCTTTACGTAGTAAAGACACACGCCACTTTTGGGACTCTCCGTTTTTTGTGGAGTGTCGTGAAAATGGCGTGTGGGTGCGCTGCTGAGGACTTTCGAAGATTAAATACCGACTTCCGAGCCATTTCCCATCCGACGATTGCAACGGTTGACGAATAGCATACCCGAGTCGTCTCAACTCTCCGAAGACTCTCCCCGCAACTCTTTTGCTTTTACTAAATCGCTTGCACAAGTGCTCGATTCTAACTTCCCAATCATCGGGAAAAGACAAGATAAATGCGAGGAAGCCAGTAGCTCGGTCTGATAGTCGGACGTCGCGCAGAGCTTCGTTCGATATTAGGGCAAAATCTCTTTTACGTTTAGCAACTTTACAAATCATAATTTGACAAAAGAAAAGCCGCCGTTCCAGGGAGGTAAGAATTGGCGGCAGTAGGTCTCTTTCCTCAACTACGAGTGCGCCTGCTCCCCTAAACGACGGCTAAATTCTATTTCAACCCTACTGCTCCTTAGGCTTCTTACGGCCTCTTGCAAACTTGTCGCACAGTTTATTATCTCGCTCGAACGAGACAAGTCAAAACTTGCTCTTTTTCTTCTCTCATATACGGGGCCGAATTGGTCTTTCTTTCGCGTGCAATACGCTCTAGGACCGTTTGGACTCGCCAGCGAGCGTCAATATAGCGGTTTCAAAGCAAAAGAGCGGGGCCGCGTATCAGGAGAACAAATCTGGCGCCTGACAAAAAGCGCCAAACAAACCCGATACGGGCCCCGCAAAATCAAATCAACAAGCGAGCCGAGCCGCTTTCTGTTCTTCCACTACTTTCGCGTGGAGCACGAAGTCTTCGTATTGAGCGACGCAACGACACAGCGGGCATCCATACCAAGGTCCCTTATCGTTGCTTGTTACCATTACTGGCTGCTTAAAGCGAACGGCAATTCCCGGACAAGGGACGTCGCCGCCGGCCATCTTTGAAGTCTTGTTGCAAGCCATAGATAGCGGATAAGCTTCGTCTCCGATTCTTCCTTTTGGATTCATATTATTTTGATTCAACTATTCATTGCGCGGCTAGCGATGGGCCTAGCACTTACACGCTTGGCCGCGCAATGAAAGTTGAAAAGCTTAGTTGAGCAAGAGTTCATACGCCCGCGTGCGGAGCGTATCGTTGCGGCTCAAGACTGACTCAAACCGATTGATTTCCGGAGCAGTCAAGTCCGTGTGGCGATGCACGCGGTGGTGCGTCACGTGCTCCGTAACCGCGTTGAGCGCATCCCAGCGGCTGCGCCCTTGATTGCCATCGCCGAATATGAAGAGCTCCAGCATATTCTCGCGCTGGTTCTCGGTGCGCGTCGAGTCTCCAGGCATCAGCTTGCCGAGAAACTCCCTGCACTCCGGCAACGACATCCGCGCTTGAGCGAGCTTGACGAATTGGCTCTGGACGATATCAATCTGCTCCTTCGCCGACGCCAGAAAGAGAGTCTTCGCAATCGCGTAGCGGATATGCTGCTTCTCGGTATGCGATACCCACAAGTCGCTCGACAACTCCCTAGTGGTCATCCCGTTCTTGCAAGTCAAGCGCTCCATGAAGAGCTGCGACTTGCGCGGAGTACCGCCGTCCCACCCGTCGACCGAGTGAATAAAGACGTTCGTAATGTCGCCCTTCTCCCGGATGTTCTTGGGGAAAGAGATATCTTGCTTGAGCTTGATGAACGCGAAAGCCCTCGAGCGCTCCGGCAGGAAGCCAGCGCGAACCACCGTCCCGTCTATCGACTCTGCAAACTCGTATTGAGATTGCAGGAATTGCCGGGGGTCGCTTGGCGGGTAATCTTCCCCGACAATCCCCAGCGGCGCTTTCGTATCGCTCCGGTAGAGGAGCTTCTTCCGGAGCGCCTGGATTCCAGTAGCGGTCCCCGAGATGGTGTCCGCTTCCGGTTGCCAGTCCAAGTCCGCCAGTTTAAGCGTCTCTTCAAAGCTCGACGCCGCCGCTACACCGACCGATTCAATAACTGATGTTTTCATATTCTTATTATCTCGTTTAGGTTAAAGTTTTGCTCTCAAGAATACATCCCTGGATACTCGACGCCATCCGCTTCGTCGGCCGCGTTGGTAACGTCTTCGGCCAGCTGGCGAATCTCGTCCTTCTTGTCGTCATCCAAGACCAGACCCTCGGGCAGCGTCGCTCCTTCTTCCAGCAACTCTTCCAGGCGCTCGGCCGCTTGACGCAACGCATACGCCGCTTGGCTTCCGCGATGCGCCCGGCTCGTCTCGTCGCTCGGCGCAACGAATACTCTGACCGGCTCCAGATACTCTGGCACGTCGAGCGTATTCGCTACGTTATCCAAAGCCGAAATCGCTTCTTGCAACTGGTCTCCCTTATCTCCGTTCTGGAACCCTTCCGGCAAGTTGTCATACCAGTCCTGGAGCTCGTCCCGTAGCGTCTCAAACTCGGAGATGGCGTCAGGAATTACCGACGTCACCGACGTGGTATACATAGCCGTCAACATAGCTTTGAATTCTTCCACCGTCGGCAAGTCGATGACTATTTGATACCAGCCCTTACGAGATAACTTGAGTCGCGCTTGCAATACCCTAAGGGCGTGCGGCCCGTAGGTCTTGTTCAATTTGATTCTACTGATTTCGTTCATACTGTTTTTGTTTGTTTTTTGTTTGCCCTGCGAAATTACTTGGCTGCCGGAATGCGGACGAATTGAGCCGGAGTGAACCGGACGTGCTGAGAATCTTTCTTGCCGAACAAGCCGTTGCCGTCGAGGAGCGTATCCAGAGCGTCTTGTTGAGCGAGCGCCCGATTGTAGGGCAAGCTCGTATAACCGATTGTGCCGCTCGCGGTATGCTTGAGAAAGTAGCGAGTCATCCAGACGCCGCCCTTATACTGGACTTCGATAGCCGCGCCCACTTTCAAGTCAAACAGGCCGTTCTCGCTGGCGATATTCTGCCGCGCTTGCTTGCGGGCAAATTCGCTTGAGCGACGCTTTTCCTTCAAGTCCATTGCTTCGACTTGCGCCGCGTGGACCGTTGCGCTTGCGACGTTCCCCAGCACGGTCAACATGCGGAAAGGAACGCTCCAGAGACCCTTCGATTCTCCTTCCGGCATTACTTCAGCGACTTGATGCTGGATGGAGGGGAGCCCGAACTTGGCGAATTTGCGTCCGCGTTCAATCGTCTTGAGCCGAACCACGACTCCAGTAACTTGACCGCGACGCCCGTTAAACCGCACTCTTGCACCGACTTTGATTTCGTTTTTTGTCATACTAAGTTATCGACGCCCTGTGGAAATACTTTAGTCCAATTGAAACATATCTTTGATTGCTTCGAGGATATCGCAATCCCGTATCGGCGGCAGGTCGCCGGCGATGTAATGGTCGAAAGCGCCCTTGCGATACCAATTGTCAAATTTCTGGCTTTTGAGCGTATCCAGTATCTTCTGAGCCACTTTGTCTTGATTCGATTTGTTTTTATTCATACCAGTATTATCGACGCCCTGTGAAAATACTTTAGCTTATTCGCCCATCCATTGTAAGAGCCCCGATTGATAGCGCTTTACAAACCCTTGGTCCACCAGGATTCCGATCATTTTCTCGAAACCGGCCAAGTCCATTTTGTCCGCCAGTTGAGCGTAGAGATGCCCAGCCGGAACTGTCCCGAGCTCTCGAATCAACCCGGCGACTACCGTCAAGATTTCCAGCGCCGCTTTTACTTCTTCTTTTGTTACGTTTTTTGTCATACCAGTATTATCGTCAGCCCTTAGGGATACTTTAGCTTTTCTTTTTGCACTCCGGCCCGATACCGGACTCGATTGATTCCGGAACCGTGAGCTTGCGGCCGCAGCGGCAACATTTGCCGGCGTGCTGGATTTCAACTTTCCCGGCGAGCTCGTTCAAGTGGGACCAGATATAAGCGAAAGCTACCGCGCTAGGAGCGCTTGGAGTAATCGAAGAGCGAGTCCCATGGCGGTAATTCTCTCCGTCGAAAATAGTCCCGAGGAACGTGTAGCTCGATTCGTTGTCTGGGCCCGTAAGGACTTTGACGAAGTGGGGCGACTCCGGCTTGGGCTGACGAATCTTGTAAGTAAAGCGAGTCCCGGTCTTGAGCGACGTAGCGGTGAACGTAGCGTTCCCCGCCAGCGCGAATTCTTTAATATTTATCATACAAGTATATCGTCAGCCCTTAGGGATACTTTAGCTGACTAACTTCATTTCAGAAGGCTTGGTCCCCGGTGCGAATCGGACTTCACTTGCGAAGCTGGCTTTTAGCGCTTTCATCGCTTCAGCTTGCTCTTCGCGCAATACGATAACTTTGCTCCATTGGCTAACGGTAAACGTCTCGCCCTTGTAGGTGAGCTTGCCGTTCTCTTCGACGCGAAACCCCTCTGGCGTCGAGTATTCCGACAACCAGCTCTGCTGAGTGAGTTGCTTGACGAATTCCTTGCTAATAGGGGCGGCGATAAACGTCCGATAGCGAGCTTCCGTTGCCGCTTTGACTTGCTCGACCGAGCGCTGAGCTTGAGCAACGCCGACGATTTCCCGAATCTTCTCCAGCGCTTTCGCTTTCTGCTTTGCGTCGAGCCCGAGCTCCCGGCCGTTGCCGATTTTCAGCCACTTAGTATCGCCGTAATCGCCGATAACGAGCTTCCAACCAGTGCAATGCCCACTGGACCACTTGCTTGAGCCCGTATACATATTCTCAATTCGAACGCGAACACCGAGCGCTCTTTTCCCGTCCGTAGCCGGGTCGAGTTGCCGCAAGACCGCGAGCTCGGCCGCAGCTTGCTCGATTTGCGCTTGAGCGCGGGAAGCCAGTTCTTGCTCGTGCTTGACGATACGCTCGGAGGGTTCGATACCGTTCATCATTCCCGCTTCAATCGCGTCTTTGTTGATATCGTTGAATTCGGTGCAGAACTGCGTGGACTTTTCGACTTTGATATTTTGATTCGTTGTCATATTTTGATTTTGTTTTTTGCCCTTGTAAGAGAGTTATCGTCAGAGTAGGGAAATACTTTAGCTCAAACTTTAGAAACTCGAACGAACGCCAGCCCGTAAGAGCTAGAGTCTTGAGCGATATCGTTGTGCTTCGCCCAAGCTCGCAAAGCTTCCAGCGTAAATAGCGAGCCCGCGTATTGCTTCGACGTTGCTTCGACTACCAGCTCAGTCGTCTCGTATCCAACCGCCGTTACCGTTACTTTGAATTTTGATTTGTTCATATTAGTATTATCGTCAGCCCTTAGGGATACTTTAGCTCAATTAACGAAGGGGTGATTTGTGAGCGTAGCTTTTGCCCCGAAGCGGCGAGCTTGCAATTCTTCCCGGATAACTCCGGCGCGAAGCTCTAGCTTTGCAAGTTCAGTTTCTAGTTCTCGAAAGCTTAGCGCGTCGAGTTCAGCCCTTGTTAATACTCCGATTTTTTCGAACTTTGTCATTTTGTTTTTCATACTCCCCTAATAGCAAGCTCGATACCACTATTGGATTATCTCTAAAGCGTTGAGTTTAGGACAAACCTTTAATCGACTACTTTCCATAGTGTCTCAAATCTGGATAGACACTGTCTCAAATTTGGACTGGAGCTTCTTTCTCGTAGCGTCTCGCTTCGAAAAGACGTCTTAATCCGTCAGGATTGCACGCTAGGACCGTTTGGATTTGCTTTTGAGTATCAACGTAGCGATTTGCTATGGGCAACGTCCTATAACTTAAAGCTCAAAGCGTAGCGAGTCGCTACTTCGTTCGGCTCGTAGAAGTGTCCCTCGGCTGCGGCTTGCGAGACGTCCTGCCAGAGGAAGTCCGGCGGCTTAGGGGCGAGCCATTCCATCCCGAGCGTCGAGACGAAAGCCGGGAACGTCCCGGTAGAGAAGTCTACTATCTCGTTCGTATCCGGCAACGCAATCCAGACATGCATCTCAGGGATTCCTCCAGACGCCATAGCGAGTATTGAGTTGAAGTCCGTCGGGCTCCACTTGAAAGCGAAGTGCGTCCCGCGTACGCCGTCGTCGAGTTGCTTGGGGACAATCTCCCATTGCATCGTCCCCGCTTGCAAGACGGGGCGATAGAAGCGCGGGTAACGGCTCAAGACTTCCATCCCAATCTTCGCCAGGT